TGTTCTGCCTTTTTTGTATGTCATGTTCTCTTTCAGGAACTTTTCTAAATCTTTTTCATTAAGTTTAATATTTTTAATGCCGTTTGTTGCCCAGCGATGTCTTGAGGTTGCTGATGATAATTGTTTGCGATGGTCTTCGCTTCTATAGTAAGGATCATACTTAACTAGCACATCTAACTTTTTGTTTACTTCTTCTACTAGTTGTTTAAATCCATTGTCAATCCTATTTTTTAAAATCATTTGACTAACACCTAACTTTTCCTTAAGGACTGCTTCAATTTCTTTTCTAAGCAAGTAACCTCCTTGCTTATTGTTTTCTATACAAAACTGATACACTACATCTATTAGCATCTCTTTGGTAATACTGGGTTTAGCATTACTATTATTCATTCCGGTTGAATTAAACGACTTTAACTTACGGTGCTCTATCATCTTTTCTTCTGTATATTTTTCAAGGGTATTTCCACCATCTCCGCCCCGAGTCATATTGTATCCGTTTTTGAAGGTATCTAACTTTTCAACGAATGTTTCTTCTAACTTTTTGGCTTCATCTTTGGTGTATACTTCTGCTAACACATCTGAAACGATGTTCTCATATCCATACTTATTGATAGCACGATGGAAATGTCTATCACTTCCTTCTAATGCTTCGCCGATATGATCCTGTAATCGTTCTTCCATTGTTTTACCTGTATATCCTATGTATTTCTTGCCATTTAATGTGTGACAATAGACAATATATTTCTTCATAAAAATTATTTCCTCTAGTCTTATTTATGCTTGAAATACTATTACCTACTATTTTATCTTCCTAATCTTAACTATGTCTGTGGGTTTAGTTTTCATAAACTCATCAACATTGGACTTTTTAACCCGAATCAATTTTCTAGTCGGATCGATCTTCTTAAAACTCTTTGTCGGCAAAAGTACCTCTAAGCAAAGGTTGGATTGATAAATTGTATGATATTCAGGATCAAATGGTCCTTGACTCATAACATTGTCAACGAACACTAAGTAGATACGCCCTGTATCTGTTCGTTCTTTAAGAATGCCACTCTTGCATACTTCTTCAGCACTCATTGTTTTCTTTCTTAAGTCTTTACGTTTTTCATATTTAACATATAGTTCTTCAAATAATTCAGTATTACTATAGAATGCTTGATATAAGTCTGGCACTTCATTTGGATCAAAGAATGTTATTTGTTCTTTATTTTTAAATCTTCTCCAGAAGAATGCACTAAGAACAACCCCATAGTCCATGAACCTGACACGTGTTTCATCGGTTCCTTGATTGTTTTTAAGTACGATAAGGTCATCAAACTGATGATGCCAAATGGGATAAAATACAGTAGCACTTGCATTACGAATACCTCCTTGACTGCAACTTCTTAAGTCTCCGAACCATTTCTTTAAGAATGGTATCATGCCGGTGTGCATTATTTCGCCACCACGAATAGGACTACCCAATGAACGTAGTCTACCAATTTCTAAACCAATACCAGCACGTTTGCTGGCATACTTTGCCATCATTTCCCCGGATGCGAAAATACTGTCCAAATCATCATCCGAGCGAATAAGAACGCAACTACTAAATTGTTTAGTAGGCGTTCCCAAGCCGGCAAGTACGGGGGTTGCAAGTGTGAATAATCCGTCACTGGCTGCTGTATAGTATTCTTTAATGTATCGCATTCTTGCACTGTTTGGTTCTTCACTATGGAAGACTGTTGCGGCTGCAACCATGTATCTAATTTGTGGCGTTTCATATATTTCTTTCGTACTACGATTCTTTACTAAGTATTTTTCAATCAATTGTTCAATGGCGGCATAACTATAACTTTCGTCTTTAGAATGATCCAACATGTCATTCATCTTGTTCCAATCTTCTTCATTATACCATGACAATAGTTCATCAGTATAAAGACCGGTCTCTACATTCTTTTTAACTATTTCATAGAGATGCGGCACATTATAGCTACCATATACATCCTTCCTCAACATACTGACACGTTGTTTACCTGCTACGTATTGATAGTTTGTATGACCTATATCAGTATTATTTTCTACATCAATCAAGTCAACGATAGCACGTAGTGTAATCTCATCAATTTCGGTAGTGGTGATGCCATCATAGAAGTGTAGTTGTGATTTTATTTCTATCATTGAAGGGCTAACGTCTGCTATTCCCTTACATACTTTTGCTACTTGCGCTTGCCATTTTTCCAGAGTAAGCGGCTCTTTTATACCAGAGCGTTTGGTGACGTTAATTTTCATATGTTGCCTATTTTTTTAATTATTATTTGTAAATCTAATTTTTGTACTATTTTAAAATCTTTTAGTTTATTACTTATGACCGTATCAGGCCAGTAATTGAGCAGATATTTTGCGTTGTCGACCATGACTAATGCCACGTCTTCACTATTATCGTCTTTTCCTAAGCAAAAGTCAATGTCTGTGATACCCAATAGTAATAGAGTATATATCATTCCCAAACCTCTAGCCAAATGACAATATTCGTTATCGTTAATTAATTCCCATGGACCGGGCCATGATTCAATTTCATGTGGATGTAGGTAATGTGTTACCAATGGTGCGTATTGCCACCACTTGTCTATTTCTACACATTGGGTTTGTATATTAGAATTTTGGAGAGTTTGTCTTAAATTATACCAGTACTGGAGTCTGGTGTCATAGTTTAATTGAAATACGTTCATCACACTGTACTTATCATTACAACAAGTACAGTATGAAATTGTATTAGAATCGTCCTACCGCTACTTCAATGATACCCGATTCACCATTGAAGTTTTCTAGTGATTTACCAATGATAGTACCCGCACGTGCTATATTATTAGCAGTAGCATGTCCATTAGTACTTGATACTAGTAAGTCACCTTTGTAAACAGGACCTTGTACTTTAACTGGCACACGACCTTGCAGAGCAATGTTAACAACATGTTCACCTTCACATGCACTATTCATAATATAAGCTGGATTTGTTGTTACAACCCCTGCTACACGTGTACTGTCAAATAGATTAGCTAGTGTGACTTCTTTATCACCACCAAATATTAATACTGTACCGGGTGTGTACTCTGCGTCAGCAACATATTTTTCTGCCAAGTCAGCATAAGTTGCTTGTAGTCTTGATCCTGAACTTAATGTCCAGTTACCTGTTAAGTTACCTGCTGTACCAGAACCGCCGGTTGTGATGTTAGCATTTGTTATTTGACCACTTACACTTAATGAACTTAGTGTACCAACACTTGTAATGTTACCTTGTGCCGCAGTAGTTACTGTACCTGCTGTGGTTGCATTTGTGGCACTAGATACAGTACCCGATACATTTGCACCTGCTACACTATTGGCTGTTGTTGCAAATGCGACTGCACCTGAAACATTACCACCTGCTACTGCATTGGCTGTTGTTGCAAATGCGACTGCACCTGAAACATTACCACCTGCTACTGCATTGGCTGTTGTTGCGAATGTAGCAAGACCCGCAGAAGCAACATTTAAGTTAGCAACTTGTGTAGTAGATGTAACAACAAACGGTGCTGTACCTGTAGCTAGTGTAGTTATGTATTGACCAGTAATATTTGATGTTGTACCAGTATGATTTGTAGCACTTATATTACCGGCAGTGATATTACCTGATACACTTAAACTTGTTAATGTACCAACTGATGTAATGTTACCTTGAGCCGCAGTTGTTACGGTACCGGCTGTTGTAGAACTTGTAGCACTAGACACTGTACCAGATACGTTAGCACCTGCTACACTATTAGCAGTTGTTGCAAATGCGACTGCACCTGAGACATTACCACCTGCTACTGCATTGGCTGTAGTTGCGAATGCTACTGCGCCGGATACATTAGCGCCGGCTACACTGTTTGCTGATGCCGCTATAGTAGCACTAGACGCAAGACCTGTCAATGCACCGGTGAACGTGGTGGCAGTTACGTTACCAGCATTGATATTACCACTTACTGATAAACTAGTTAGTGTACCAACTGCTGTAATTTGTGTTTGACTTGCATTTGCACTAAAAACAGTACCAGTTAATGTTAGTCCTGTTCCTGCTGTGTAACTACCTGCGCCACTGAACTGTGCCCAAGTCATTGCGGTTACACCAATTGTACCGCCTGCATTTGAAGTACATACCCAACCAGTGTCTGCTTGTGTGGTTCCTGTTTCAACAAATACATATGCTCCTGGAACTTCTGTCCAGTTATCCATATCTGGTGTTCGTGTCCATGAACCTGCGGCACATAAATATAACCCGTTTTCTGCAGGAGCTGATTGATTTTTAACTAATACTCTATTACCGGCTACAATAGATATACCATCAATAGTTTGTGCGCCGGTTAATGTAATATTAACTGTAGTTGCGGCTACAACGCTAGCCTTAGTATCAAGACCTTGTGCTACTGTATCTACATATGCTTTTGTTGCCGCATCAGTATCATTAACTGGTGTTGCGAGACTTATAATGTTAAAGCTATTTAAGTTAACATTGCCACCAAAACTACCTGTTCCAGTTGCAACTAATATTGCTGTACCAATATTGCCGATGTTGGCATTACCTGATGCAGTTATATTTTTTGTAGAGAGATAACCAAAACCCGCATCTCCGCCAATTTCAGTAGCACCTGCACCTACTTTTAATACTTGATTTGGATTGTCCCATACCAAACTGGCAGTATCAGTGAGTTGTTTACTTGTACCTACATACGGGACACGGGTAGAAGTTAGATTGTTGACTATTAAATTGCCACCAGTAATATTACTGGTTGCACTTAGTGTACCTGATATATTTGCACCAGTACCAGTAATAGTCATTGTTGTATTACCAACTGCGGCAATAGTTACATTACCATTAGCAGTAGCTATATTTACATTACTATTACCATTTGATACCCCTGCTGAATTTAATCCAGTTAACTGACTACCGTTACCAATAAAGAAGCTAGCAGTAACATTACCTGTAGCACTTACAATACCACCTGTTATTAAATTAGCACCTGTTACATTACCTGAGGAAGAAACACTTGTTAATGTACCAACTGATGTGATGTTAGGTTGAGCCGCAGTTGTAACGGTACCTGCTGTAGTAGCACTTGTAGCCGCACCTGATAATGCTCCAGTGAATGTTGTGGCTGCTACATTACCTGCATTTACGTTACCGGAAATATTAGCCGTTACTGCAAAAATTGTGCTATTTGCAATCAAGTTACTGGCTGCGATGTTACCAGCATCAGTGATAGTGGCTTTGTCGCCACCAGTAGTGAAGAAATTAATGTATCCTGCAGGACCAGCAGCCATATAGACGCCTGTGCCACCATTTACAATAATAGATGCGTTTACGTTACCAGCAGTTACTAAGTTACCACCAGTGATGTTACCACTAGAACTTAAACTTGTTAATGTGCCTGTACTTGTAATGTTAGGTTGTGCATTAGTTGTTACTGTACCTGCTGTTACAGCATTTCCTGAAATATTACCAGTAATGTTACCAATAAAGTTTGGTGCTGTAACGTTACCACTAGCACTTAGTGTACCTGTAATGTTTGCCCCAGTACTAGTTACAACTAATACATTTGCGACACCAGCTACGCTTGTTGTTACATTGCCGCTTATACCAATGATATCAACATTACTTGTACCGTTAGCAATAGATGAAACGCTGATATCTCCTGCATTCAATGTACCGGTTACTGATAAATTAGCAACAGTCATTGTGCCAGTAGTCTTATTAAAGACTAAGCTAGCATTGCCGTTAATACTACCGTTGTCATTGAAAAAGACCTGTGTATTTGAACCCTGAACAGTTGGGAAATATGTTACATCCCCACTTGGGTTTTTAACTGCCATCGTGCTGGTATCAGTAATAAATAGCGTACTTTTTCCGGCTGGTGGAGTTGATATAGTATTTGCTGGTTCTTGTTTTAATATTAAACTCATTTTTCTTCCTGGTGTTTCAAGTAGTTTTCTACCACATATTACTATTATTTATCATTTTTTTAATCTTATTGTGTTTAGGATTATTAAAATAACAGGAAAATTTGAGTGTTACGATGACATTTTTGCCCCGATATAGCACAAAATAATTGGACTATCTAGTCCAATTATTAACTTTAACTTCGAAAGGATACGTAGCACCGGTACCACCTGTTATTAATACTCCTTGACTGGGACCAGCTGTTATGGTTATTCCTGTTAGTGTTGTCATAATCGTTTTTAAGGTTGTGTAGGCCAAATGATTTCCCAAGGAAATCCTGATTGTGATGGTACATCACGTAACGATTGACGATATATAGCCCATGCAGTTTTATCTGCGGTGCTGTCAGCTAATTGTGTCCAATCACAATCTTTTAACAATTGATTACGATTATCACGTACAGATTTAGATTGGCTAGCATCTAAAGCATCTTTTGCTTCTTGTCCCATATCAGCAACACTGTATTTTGTGAACCATTGACCATTGATCTCTTGAACACCATCAGCAAATGCTATTTGATAGCGTGTTGGTTGTGCTTGTGGTCCTTCTAAAACTACATCGGCATCCAAACTTTCTATAATCTGTGTTGTTGTTAACTCCCAAGTAGGGCCGTTGTTGTCTCTTATATATGTACGAAATTCATTTTCGTACATTACTGTTCCTGTTTCTCTAATTCGTATTTGCATGATTTTCCTTTAAGCAATTGCTAAGAAGATATAAGTACCGCCGGAAGCATTAATACCGGCTGCTGTGCTGACAATTTGAAAGCCACCTGTTGCGGTGTAGATGCTGTTTGCGTTAACTTCAGCGGCTGTGCTGTTCAAAAGCAATGATGGGTCAGTACCAGAAACCATACCACGAGCTGTGTCCCAGACATACCAATCACCGGTTGAGTCAGTGCGCTTTACTAAAACAAATCTGGCACCGCCTGCAAACCCGCAAGAGATGGTTTGTGTTGCTCCTGTGCCTGTATATCTTCCTACTTTGGATACCCCAGCGCAGGTTGCAAAAAGATAGGTGACGTATGTAGACCCATTGGCATTCATGCCATTACCAATGGTGCTGTTAACCGTGATGGTTGTAGAGCTTAAATTTAACGTATCTCCGCCTGCGGCACTATTGGTGTTAAGTTGCAAAAATCCAGTCATAGAAGTAGTGCTTCCTTGGAACACCGTCCACCCAATATTGGCACTTCGGACTTTGGTAATAACCAATTCTGGTACTACACCAAGGTTATGGCTAACAGCCTGAGTACCCGGGCCGTTTCCTGTATAGCAAACCTCATCAAAGAAGCTGGGGGCGCGTTGAAAGTTCCAACTTATGTACGGTACGCCGTTGTAATATTGTGGCTTTAAAAATCCCGTGCTATTCCAAAAGTTTGTCATTGTACTATTTGGAGAATCTTCAGCGGTAGTTGCAGATGTAACCAACTGTTTTGTTGATTGGGTTGCAGTTGTACTAACCCCACGCAAACGGTCGTTAACAGAAGAGTTAAAACCATCTCCGGGCGGATACGCCTGCATCTGCATATCAACTGGGAAGTTAGTTGTAATTGCGGTGCCCGTTGCACCTGAAGCATTGTATTGAGGACTAAACACACTCGTACCCACTGTAGGCACTTTCATTGGGCCACGGCGTATGGCTATGTAGATGAATGTTTCTGTAGTGTTGGTTAAATTTGAACTCGGTACATTTAATGTAAAACCTGTTGCAGTTGGAGAAACAAAAGCGCCATTTGCTGTAGCTGGATTTTCTGCATCGGAAGTGTTTGCTAATAGTGTATTGTCGTTTCCAGAAACCGGCATACCACGCATATTGTCAAAAATAGCCCATCCTGTGTAAGCACTTGTAGCACCTGTGGCTCTTTTAATCATTATCCATTGGGGTTCATACCCAAGGGTAACAGTTGTAGCTGTTGAATCGCTACCCGTATAAGACCCACACGAAATCACATTGTCTGAACCAGTCAGACCAAAGCCTCCTGCGTTGTCGGCAAATAGGTAAGCGACGTAAGTACCGCCAGAAGCATTGACAGTTGAATTAGTACCTACGCTAAAGACTGAGCTTGTTGGGGTTGTGCTGTTCCACCATGTTGCGCCCGTTGCTTTGGCGGCTGTAGTATTTAAAACAAGATATTCTGTATTGGCTAAACTACTGTGGTACACAGCCCAATCTGCTGTTGTATCTGTGCGTTTTACCATAATACAACCGGGGACAGCTCCAAGACTGTGGGCAATAGTTGTATTTGCGCCCGTGCCGGTATATGTCACAACATCAAAGAACTTTGGTTGCTTGCGGAATGTCCATGAAACCATAGGGCCTGTAGTTCCGCTATTTATATTTCCATAGTTATCAAAAACCGAACCGCTAAAAGTAAATCCATTAGTGTTTAATGTAATAGAACCCGCCCCACCACCATTAACTCTAAGAGCATCTTGAGCAACAGTTCGGTCTGAATAAATAGCGTTATTCCCACGCGCACTATCAACCCATGAATGAGATTGAGTACCATCCGTTCTTGTTTTAAACCACATCAAACCACCATTTGCAGATAAATTGATGCCGTTAGTAATTGTTTGTGTAGAGTCGTTAGTTTGGTAAAGATATGTGCTAAACACATCTTCAATATAGTTGGCAGTACCTCCAGCGGATGAACTACCGTACATATATCCGCCAACTGCGGCATTAAACATTATGCGTATCCTTTAGTCAATGTGGCATAGTAAGTAGCACCATCATAGAACACAGTAATAATATCAATACTAGATGCCGCAGTACTTAAAGTTTTACTATTACCAGCAAACTTCATAGTACTTGTTAACAATCTACTTCCAGTAGCATCTTGTGTAATAATTACCACTGCTGAACTACCTGCAACTGCATTAGTTAATGTGCTAAAAGTAAAATTACTATTAGCTGTATAGTTAAAAATAGTACCTGCAGCTACGTTAGGACTAATACTTGTACTTGTGTTACCGCCTGCAACTACTGTTTCTTTGTATGCAGTAAAGTTAACATTAGGTGCGGCAATTGAATTTCCAAACAATATATTGTTGTTTGCAGAATAGCCAGTCATTGCTATGCCACTTACTACACCCGTTGCATTTTGACTGAATAACCTATAGTTGTTTGAACCATCAACATCTAAATTCCAAGTACTATTTGCTTGACCGGTAATATTATTAATACCAACATAACCTAATACTATTTGACCACCTTCGCCACCACTAGATCCAACAATTAAATTATCTACACCTGTTATTCTACCAGCAGAATTTAAATTACCAATGTTAGCATTACCTGATACAGAAACACTGGTTAACGTACCAATACTTGTTATATTTGGTTGAGCACCTGTTGTTAATACAGCAGTTGTATAACTTGCTGTTAATAAGTTTCCTGCATTTATGTTACCAACGGTAGCATTACCAGATACACTTAATGTACCTGCTACATTAGCACCAGTACCAGTTATTGTTAGTGTTGTGTTGCCTGCAGACGCAATAGTTACATTGCCGTTTGCAGTTGCAATATTTACATTACTATTACCATTTGATACACCTGCTGTGCTTAATCCAGTTAACTGACTACCATTACCAATATAGAAGTTAGCAGTAATATTACCACTTGCACTGAATGTATTAGCAGAAATTACATTACCACCGGTCATGTTACCACCACTTCCACTTGATATAATATTACCAATAGTAGCATTACCTGATACGCTTACAGTATTAGCAGAGATTACATTAGCACCAGTGATATTGCCACCGGTTCCATTTGATGTAAGATTAGCGAACGCGGCATTACCTGATACGCTTAGTGTACCATTAACATTAGCGCCAGTACCAGTAACTACCAATACGTTAGCAACACCTACTGCACTAATATTAACATTGCCGTTACTTGATGGAATATTTACATTACTGTTACCATTAGCATATGAACCTATTAAATTACCAAATGTTCCGTTTCCTGATACACTTAAGCTTGCTAATGTACCCACTGATGTGATATTTGGCTGAGCACCTGTAGTTAATACAGCAGTTGTATAACTTGCTGTTAATAAGTTTCCTGCATTTATGTTACCAAATGTTCCGTTTCCTGATACGCTTAATGTACCTGCTATATTAGCACCAGTACCAGTGATAGTCATTGTTGTGTTACCCACAGCAGTAACAGTTACATTTCCGTTCGCTGTAGCTATATTTACATTACTGTTACCATTAGCTAGTGGGCCTATTAAATTACCAACTGTTGCATTACCTGATACGCTTAATGTACCTGCTATATTTGCACCAGTTGTAGTAAATACTGCCCTTGCTGTTGCATTACCTGCAACAAACATTGTTATATTTGCATTAGACGTAATAGAAATATTACTATTACCACTAGCATATGGTCCTATTAAATTACCAACTGTTGCATTACCTGATACACTTAATGTACTTAATGTGCCTAAGCTTGTAACGTTGGGTTGAGCCGCAGTAGTTAATGTACCAGTGAAATAGTTAGCAGAAATTACGTTAGCGTTACTAATGTTACCACCAGAGCCACCTGCAGTAATCAAGTTACCAACAGTAGCATTACCTGTAACTGTTAGTATACCACCTGTTACTAAGTTAGCACCAGTGATATTACCTGTAGCAGTGATTAATGTTGTACCAATGTTACCAATGTTTGCGTTGCCAGAGATTGATAAACTTGTTAGTGTACCAACTGCTGTTAAACTTGAAGTAACAACTGTTGCACCTAATGTAGTACCAACAATGTTAGCTGCCTGAACACTTGAGATACCGTTAGCATTACCAGTAATAACACCTGTATTAGCTGTCAATGCAACTGCTGTAATAGTACCGTTAACACCCAATGATGTTAGTGTACCAACACTCGTAATATTAGGTTGAGCCGCAGTTGTTACTGTACCTGCTGTTGTAGCACTAGTTGCCGCACCACTTAGTGCACCAACAAATGTTGTCGCTGTAATAGCTCCGTTACTTACATTAGCTACAAACACAGAGTTTGCATAGTTTTGTAAGTTACCACTAGTAGCAGTCCACATACCTAAATAATAATTACCAGTAGTAGATGCTGTAACAACATCATAGTCACTTACGTTAGCACGTGCTACATATAAGTTGGGGACTACTGTCGTACTTGTTACAGTGAATGGAGCTGTACCAGTTGCTATGTTAGAAACAAGTATGTTGGCACTTATTACGTTAGCACCAGAAATGTTACCACCTGTACCACTTGATACAATATTACCTATTGTAGCGTTGCCTGATACACTTAATGTACCGGCTATGTTTGAGCCTGTACCAGTAACTACTAATACGTTTGCTATGCCTGCAGATGAAAGGTTAACGTTACCATTAGCACTTGGGATATTAACATTACTGTTACCATTTGATACACCTGCTGTACTTAATCCAGTTAATGCTGAACCATTACCAATAAAGAAGTTTGCTGTAACATTACCGGTAGCAGATACTATGCCACCTGTAATAATATTACCTGCATTCAAGTTACCGGTAGCAGTGATTAGTCCACCTGTACCAATGTTGCCAATGTTTGCATTACCAGAAACAGAAACACTAGTTAAAGTACCGGTACTTGTAATGTTTGGTTGAGCCGCAGTAGTTAATGAACCGGCTACTGTTGTAAATACGCCTGCGGCTGCTCCTATATTACCAACGTTAGCATTACCAGTAACAGATAGAACACCACCTGTTACTAAGTTACCACCTTGAATATTACCAGTAGCTGTAATTAAACCAGCTGTACCAATGTTGCCAATGTTTGCATTGCCAGAAATTGATAATGATGTTATAGTTCCAAGAGAAGTAATGTTAGGTTGTGCTGCCGTTACCAATGAACCTGCAACAGTTGTAAACACACCTGCTGCCGCACCAATATTACCTACGTTAGCATTACCAGTAGCAGTAATAATACCAGTACCAATATTGCCAATGTTTGCGTTGCCAGAGATTGATAGACTTGTTAGTGTACCAACTGCTGTGATTTGTGTTTGACTTGCATTTGCGCTGATGGTAGTACCAGTGATAGCAATACCTGTACCAGCATCATATACTTGACTTGTACTGAATGTACTGAATGTAATTAATGATGTGCCAAATGTAATAGTTCCTGTTGGGGCACTTACAATGAATGCTACACCCTCATTGACTACACCGCCGGTTGTAAAGAAGTAATCATTAACACTTAACTGTGTTGTACTATCTGGACCGTATTCATCTGTGTCAGTAGAGCGAACAATCGTTGTTGTATTTGCGTATGTATAAACCCCGTTCCATGCCGCGTTAGCTTCGTTCTTAACAAGAATACGTGTTCCAACTGTTTGAACGTTTGCACTATCAATATTTAAATATGTACCTGTAGTAACTAAGTTTGCACCAACACCAGCAGTACCGTTGTTATAAGTTACTGTACCACCTGTAGCAATTGCTAATGTTGTTGTTGTAGCGACATTGACTGGTGCGTGATAACTGATACCACTTGATATCATTGTATCAACATATAACTTAGATGCGGCATCTGTATTAGCAACTGCATAACCAATGTTTCCTACCCACTTGCCGTTCATATTGATATTACCACTGAATGCACTATCACCTGTACCAGTTGAACTTACGATACCACCTGTAGTTAAGTTACCACCAGTAACATTACCGGTTACACTTACTGTTGTACCAGTGTGATTAGTTGCAGATACATTACCAAATGTACCGTTACCAGTAGCACTTACAACACCACCAGTAATAATGTTACCTGCATTTAAGTTACCGGTTGCTGTTATTAATCCAGCTGTACCAATGTTACCAATGTTTGCATTGCCAGATACACTTAAACTACTTAATGTACCAGTACTTGTGATATTTGGCTGAGCACCTGTTGTTATTACCGCAGTTGAATAGTTTGCTGTCAGTAAGTTACCTGCATTAACATTACCAAATACACCGTTACCGGTAACACTTAAACTTGCTAGTGTCCCAACTGATGTGATGTTTGGCTGTGCGGCTGTTGTTAATGTACCTGTAAATAGATTAGCAGAGATTACATTAGCACCTGTTATATTTCCACCAGTACCACTTAATATGATATTACCAATTGTTGCATTACCAGAAACACTTAATGTCCCTGATACATTAGCCCCAGTACCAGTAATAGTCATCGTTGTATTACTAGCACTAGTAATAGTTACATTGCCATTGGCTGTTGCTATATTAACGTTACTATTACCGTTCGATACACCGGCTGAGCTAACTGATATAAATGACAACCCACCAGATCCATTTGTACTTAATACTTGTCCACTTGAACCACCAGTAATAGTTACATTTCCAACTGCACCTAAATTACTTGTACCAGATACACTTAAACTACTTAATGTACCAGTACTTGTGATGTTTGGCTGAGGTCCTGTTGTTAATGTACCTGTAAATAGATTAGCAGAGATTACATTAGCACCAGTGATGTTACCACCACTTGATATGATATTACCTAATCTAGCATTACCTGTTATACTTAATGTTTGTCCAGATATGTCACTGTTTCCTGTATTACCTGCAAATACTGTTTGTCCACCGCCTGGGTTTGTCAATACAATAGTAGTAGCATTAGAACTAATAGTAGCATTACCTAAATAAATTGTATTGCCTGTTAGAAATAAATTGCTCCATTGATTAGTTGCGTTACCTAAACTTTGAACGCCGTTTCCAACTGGAATTAAATTGCTATTAACTACACCAGAGACAGACAGATTACCTATATTAGCATTACCAGATACACTTAAACTAGTTAATGTACCTGTACTTGTGATATTTGGTTGTGCGTTTGTTGTTACAGTTGCGGCTGTTGTCGCACTTGATACTGCTCCAGTAACATTAGCACCTTGAATGTTACTTAGATTGTTACCTGAGCCAATAAAGAAGTTAGCTGTAGCCGCGTTGCCTAAATTAGCATTGGTTGCGGTAACGTTGGCAAAGGTATAATTAGCAGTTGTATCTAAGTTGAACGGTTGTAATTTTGTAATTGCCATGTAGTAATTCTCTTATTGTTTATCTATGTATTTAATCCAATTTATCTCTTAGACAGTGACTGTACCTGTGCCAGCAGATTTAGCTTGCATTTGTTGTGGGCGTGTCCAAATTCCTAAATAACTAGGCATTGTTTATCCTATGACAAAATAAATGAACCGCTACCAGCAGTAATGGTTGTTACTTTTTTAGTGCCAACTGTTACCGTGGACATTGTCAATCCAGATTGAGAAACAGTAAAGGTTGCTGGGCAAGAAATAACTACAACGCCTGAACCACCTGCGCCACCTAAATACGCGGCGTTGCCTGATCCGCCGCCACCGCCACCTGTATTTGGAGAACCACCGGCGCCATTGCCAGTAGTTCCACCAGCACCGCCGCCACCTATTCCGCCTGCACCAGAAGCACTTGCAGAAGAATGTTGTCCGCCACCACCACCACCACCGTAGTAAGTGCCAGAAGATGCGGGCCACTCATAACCTGCGCCACCATTACCAGAACCATTTGCATTCGCAGTACCAGCTTGACCTGCCGCACCAGCACCACCACCGCCACCGGGTCTATACGGGCTTCTGCCCTGAGTTCCTGCGAGGTTGCCATATCCAATACCACCGCCACTAGGATTAGCTTGCGTTACAGACCCTACAGGAAATGGGGCTCCTGTTGAACCAGCAGAACCAGCAGAACCTCCGTTTGTCAAAGCATCATTGCCATCTTCAGAGTTATTACCGCCTTTACCACCACCTTTAGCAGTAGATGTTCCGCCCGCGTGTGTAAAGGTTGAATCATTACCAACCGCGTGAGTTGCGCCACCGGCGCCTACTGATACTGAATAACTTGTAGCAGTAAAGGTGAAATTATTGTAAATTACAAGCCCGCCAGCACCGCCTGCTCCAGCACCGTCATTATTACCCCCTCCACCACCGCCGGCTTGTACTAAGTACCAATCTGGCATAGAAGGAGCTATACTGTTAGAAGCCGCACTTGCTGGGCCTGTACCAATACTATTAGTAGCTGTTACTGTAAATGTATAAGTTGTTCCAGTTGTTAAACCAGTAACAGCAATAGTACCGGATCCGGCTTGACTTAATGTACCAGTGATTCCGCCTGGACTACTTGTTGCTGTATAACTTGTTATAGTTGAACCGCCATTACTTGCGGGAGCGGTAAATGCTACTGTTGCTGTTGTTGAGCTAGTAGCTGTTGCTGTACCTATTGTAGGTGCACCCGGTACGGTTATTGTTATTGGCCAGTTACCTGCTTGTTTAGCTTGCATTTGTTGACTAGCATTAAAAACACCAGAGGCTGATGTGGAATTGGCTACAGCTTGTGTAGCAGATATTATACCACCATAATATCTTTTAACCATGTTAGCTTATATCCTCATAACTGCAAGTAACACACAATGTGTTAGCTGTCCCGGCTGTGGCTCCTAAACTACTGTTTTCTTCTAAGTAATACTGACTTGTTTTATCAATAACGTTTAATGTACTATTTGCAGGGACACTTACATTACCTGTAATTTGAAACAATGTTCCACCAACGTTGGCTGCATTATAATAACCAACTGTTACATTGGCTGTACTAGCTCCGTAGTTTGATACGTTTAATACGTTTACTTTTAAACATTTACCACTACCAACAGCATTGTTTAATACTGTGGTTGCCGCGGTTGTTGTTAGGTTTGCACCCGTTGTTTTACCATTGATTGTTGTTGCACTGATTATATTTGGTGCTGCCATGTTATCCTCCGAATATTAATGAATAGCCTACTGCGGCGGCTGATGAGCCACCGGAGGTTAAGTTGATTGTTGTTACTTCTATCAAGCTGCCATTTGCAGGTGCGCTACTGAATGTTATGTTTGCGTTAGCTAGTGTATAACCCGTACGTAATACTGTTGCACCATTGTAGTTAACACTTGTTTGATTTATACCAATTGGAGTAGTGCTTAAAGTAAATATTGTTTGCACTCCATTACCAGTGAAGTTATCTACTGTTACGTTTGCTCCGCCTGGCATCGCTGCCCAACTTAGATTACCTGCACCATCTGTTGTAAGTGCATAATTTGCTGTGCCACCTGTAATAACTACATTAGCGACTGCGCCTAAATTACTTTGTCCGGTTACTTTTAATGTACCATTGACGTTTGCACCAGTACCAGTTACTACTAATATGTTAGCGTTACCATTTACGCTAGTTGTTACATTGCCACCAGACGTTGCGATATTAACATTACTTGTGCCGTTGCTAATAGATGCGCCACCACCACTTGATTGTGCTACCCAAGATAGAGTGCCAGATCCATTTGTGCTTAATACATATCCATTAGTGCCGCCTGTGATAGTTACATTACCTACGGCACCTAGATTGCTTGTACCAGAAACTGATAATGATGTTAATGTACCTATACTTGTTATATTTGGCTGAGCACCTGTTGTAATTACTGCTGTTGTGTAGTTTGCCGTTATTAAATTACCACCATTGACATTACCAAACGAACCATTGCCTGTAGCAGATACGATACCACCTGTGATTATATTACCTGCATTTAAGTTTCCTGTAGCAGTAATCAATCCACCTGTACCAATGTTACCTATGTTGGCATTACCTGTTACACTTAAACTTGCTAATGTACCTGTGCTTGTTATATTTGGCTGTGCGGCTGTTGTTAATGTACCGGTAAAGAAGTTAGCAGAAACTAAATTAGCACCCGTGATGTTACCACCACCACCGCCGCTACTCGCAATTATATTACCAACAGTAGCATTACCAGAAACACTTAATGTTGTTAGTGTACCAACACTTGTGATATTTGGTTGAGCGTTAGTATACACAGTACCAGCTACTAATGCATTGCCCACTTGACCAGTAACATTACCACCTGTAATTGAACTTAATGTAGAGCCATTGCCTGATACGTTGGTGAATATACCAGATGTTGCACCAATGTTGCCTATGTTAGCATTACCGGATACACTTAATGTTGTTAGTGTACCAACTGCGGTGACTTGTGTTTGACTTGCGTTAGCACTGATAACAGTACCTGTAATTGCGATACCAGTACCAGCAGTGTAAACTTGACTTGTACTAAACTGAGCAAATGTAATATTACTAGTACCAAATGTTATTGTACCAGTAGGTGCGCTAACTATAAAAGCAACACCTTTATTAACAGTACCACCTTGAGTAAAGAAATAATCATTGATACTTAGTTGTGCTGTGCTATCTGGGCCATATTCGTCAGTGTCAGTAGAACGAATAATAGCTGTTGTATTGGCGTAGGTGTAAACTCCGTTCCATGTAGCATTAGCTTCATCTTTAACTAAGATACGAGTGCCAACTGTTTGTACATTGGCACTGTCAATATTTAAATATGTACCAGTCGTGCTGATATAAGCACCTATACCATTGGCTGCACCATTTGGTGAAACATATGATGTTGTACCACTAGTAGCAATTGCTAATGTAGTTGTAGTTGCGACATTGACTGGTTGATGATACGCTATACCACTTGATATCATTGTATCAACATATGCTTTTGTAGCAACATCAGTAGTTAAATTTGGATAACCAACGTTGTTTATCCAATATGTATTCATGTTGACATTAGCGCCAAATGATCCTGTGCCAGTAGCAACTAAGTTAGTTGTACCAATGTTACCTACATTGGCGTTACCAGAAACACTTATGCTAGTCAATGTACCAACACTTGTGATATTTGGTTGAGATTGAGTTGTTAATGTACCTGTAAAGAGATTTGCTGAAACTACATTAGCACCAGTAATATTACCGCCACCAGCACCAGATGTAATTAGATTGCCACCAATTGTAGCATTACCGGATACTGATAGACTAGTTAGTGTACCAATACTTGTAATATTTGGTTGTGCGTTAGTGTAGACTGTACCAGCTACTAAACTGTTAGATACTTGACCAGAAACATTGGCACCGGCTACACTATTTGCTGTTGTAGCATATGTTGCTAGATTAGCAGTACCATACAAGTTACCAGTGAAGTAATTAGCTACTGCGCTATTACCCAAATTACTATTACCTGATATACTTAATGTCCCTGATACATTAGCCCCGGTACCAGTAATAGTCATTGTTGTATTACCAGCACTAGTGATAGTTACATTGCCATTTGCTGTTGCTATGTTAACGTTACTATTACCATTACTGATACCTGATGAACTTACTGATATAAATGATAATCCACCTGAACCGTTTGTACTTAATACTTGACCACTAGAACCGCCGGTGATAGTTATATTGCCAACATTACCTAGATTTGCTGAAGTAGTAGCAGACAAGTTGGCAACAGAAATATTGGCAGAAACGTTCATACCGGTAACTGTGTAGTTACCAGATGTATCTATTCCTGATGGTTTAATTACTGTCAATGCCATTATATCTTGTCCTTATTATGTATTTAGCTCATATCAATATGTCGGGAATGCACTTGTTGGTAATGTTTTAATAACAATTTTTTTGTCTAAAAATGTATAATGTACCATGTGTATTCCTTAGACAGTAATTGTTCCTGTACCAGCAGTAAATGTGTAAATTTTATTTCCACCTACAGTTGTTTTTGCATAAGTTAACCCTACTCCAATTGATGTAAAGTCTGGATAATTAGATGGGTACGCAATAATTACTATTCCAGAACCTCCTGCTCCACCTGCTTTTTGTTGCTGAATATTACCTATATGGCCACCACCACCACCACCGCCACCGGTGTTAGTAGTACCCGGTGCACCCACAGCATCGGCATAACCACCGTTACCACCACCACCTGTACCGCCGGTACCTGCTGATAATCCAGCCGGGTGTGAGCCACCGCCACCACCACCTGCATAAGTTACAGAAGTACCGGAGATAGATGATGCTGTACCGTTACCACCATTGCCAGCTGCTCTGGTACTATTATTTGCATCTGCACCTACTGCACTAGCACCACCTCCGCCTGCGCCACCTTTGTCATAGTTATTGCCACCTAAACCACCATTATTACCTTGTGATGGTGAGGTGCTTGGAGTATTTCCAGATCCACCGGGGCCGTTGTTTGTTCCGCCACCGCCACCCGAACCACCACTTCCTGCTGTAGGAGGGGGGTAGTTTTCACTAGTTCCAAATCCACCGCCGGCTGCTGTAATTGTGCTGAAAACAGAACTTGTTCCACTAACACCAGGACCGCCGGTTCCAGTTCCTCCTGAACCGCCCTGAGCACCGGGAGGGCCGCCGGCGCCGCCTGTACCTACTGTTACAGTAAATGAGCCGCTAACTGCAAAAGAGGAGCCCGTTCTAAAGCCGCCGGCGCCACCGCCACCGCCAATTCCGCCACCGCCACCTCCGCCGCCACCAACCACTAGATAATTTACAGTAGGTGTGACAGAATTTTGCACAACCCAATTAATCACTTGACTACTTGTTTTGCCACTGCTATTGGCTGTGGCAGTAAGTAAACTTGATGAATTAGCGGACACAGTTGGTGTCCCGCTAATATTGGCACCGGTGATACTAAGACCAGTCGGAAGAGTATTTGCTGTATATACTATACCAAATCCTGCAGCACTAGTTGCAACCATTGTTACATTGCTCATTGCCACATTTAATGATAAGGTGCTAGTTGAGTTAGGTGCAGGTGAACTCCATGTAACTACGTCTGGCGTAATAGTTAAACTAAAACTACGATTGGTATCTTGTAATTGGGCATCAGTTGCTCTAACCGTAAATGTATATGTGGTGGGACTTGCTAATGCCTGACTTATACCAGTTATTGTTCCGTTACTGTTAAATGTTGCTCCTGGTGGTAATGAACCACTAAAAACACTATAAGTAATAGGTGCATCACCTGTTGCTGTAACTGTTTGATTGAAACTAGCAGTTTCATATACATTACCTAAAGTGCCGGCTGCGGTTGTCCAATTTGGTGTTCCACTGTATTGAATGCCTGGAATAGAAATTGCTGTGCTACCATCTGGATTTATAACATATATAACATAGCTACCAGTACTATTTGCTGGACTAGTAAATGTAATACTAGTTGAACTTACTACAGATACTACTCCCACTGCACTACCATTAATTAATACACTTGCCCCGGCGACAAATCCAGAACCAGTTAATGTAATTGTTTGTCCACCTGCGGTATCGGCGGCTGTGTCGTCACCCGGATAAGCAATACTACTTACACGTGGTGCAACAATTGTACTACCAGTCACACTAACATTACCTAAAACTAAGGCATTTTGGACATACATACTATTGAACTGGCTATTTGCATTGCCCATATCTGTATTTGCTGGTGGGTTAAAAATATTTTGATTTTTTAACTGATAATAATCTGCCATTTTCTATACCTTATACGTTTGTTAATACCCAGCCCTGAGAAGCATTATAATATACCAATGTAAATGCTGAACGGGCTGTGGTGACTGTCATATTTGAGGCTGCTCCTTGAATATTTGCACCATTTCTACTAACTGTAATAGCATGTACACTGGCATTACCAGTACCATCAATGATACCAACTTCAGTTCCTAATGTAGGACTGCTTGGAAGTGTAATAGTTATGTTAGCACTGTTAGTGTTAACGATGTATTTTGTGTTTGCGACTGCTGTAGTATTTCCAGTAGCTTCTACATAAGTGTAACCTGATGCACTTGCAACTCCACCAAGATTAAATGTCATTACCTCAATAGCGGCACCACTAGCCGGCGCACTACTTAATGTAACGTTTGCATTTGCAACTGAATATGCTGAATGTAATTGACTTACACCATCAATATTGATAATAGTATAATCTTCTGATGTAGGTGCATTGGTTAATGTAAAGACTGTTTGTACACCATTACCAGTGAATGAGTCAAGTACTATATTAGATCCGGATGATGATGCTACCCAACTTAGTCCACCTGAACCATTAGTACTTAACAGATATCCATTAGTACCGCCAGTGATTGTTACGTTACCTACATTACCTAAATTAGTTGTACCAGAAACACTTAGTGTACCTGCAATGTTTGCACCTGTGCCAGTGACGGTCATTATGTTGGCATTACCGGCTGTACTGATTGTTACATTACCACCGGATGTTGCAATACTAACATTACTTGTACCATTACTGATAGATGAGCCACCACCAGCTGATTGTGCTACCCAAGATAGATTTGAAGAACCATCTGTGCTTAGTACGTAACCATTAGTACCGCCGGATATTTTAACATTACCGGGTGCACCTAAGTTACTTACACCTGTGACAGACAAGTTGGCCGTTATTGATACGTTTGATCCAGCAATATTGCCAGATGAAGCATCGAGTGTAATAGGACCGGTTGTAATGCCGTTCTTTACTACAAAGTTCTTTGTATAACCAGTTGTCGCCACAGTTCCATATTCCCTGTTGTATTAAATTGTAAGATGCAAATTAATGCATATTATGTTAGTAGGTAAGTTGTTATTAAGTTAACTGTTGCGGTTCCACCTGAACTAGTTGCATATAATGACACGTTTCCTGACACACCATTAATATTACTGCTAATATCAACAATGTCTGCTACTGCGTTAGAACAAACTGATCCATAAATTGTTATGTAACTGTTTGTTCCATCTTGTACTAATAGTGCTTCAATTGACTGATATCCATTTGCACTTGAAGCACTGATGATATATTTAGCAGTTCTATAAGTTGTTGTTGCAAATTGGTCAATAACAGTATTTGTTGTTGCTGATACATTTGACCTATTACTCTGTAGTCCACCATTCAATAGAACGTTACCAGTTGTAACATTACCTGTTACAACCAAACTTGTTAGTGTACCAGTACTTGTGATATTAGGTTGTGCACCTGTAGTTAATGTACCAGTAAAGTAGTTAGCAGAAACTAAGTTAGCACCTGTGATGTTACCACCACCTGCACCACTTGAAATTAAATTACCAACAGTAGCATTACCTGATACACTCAATGTACCTGTGATGTTTGCACCAGTACCAGTAACAGTCATTGTTGTATTACCTGCAGAAGCAATAGTTACATTACCATTTGCAGTAGCGATATTGACATTACTATTTCCGTTGCTGATACCTGATGAACTGATTGAAATAAATGACAATCCACCTGAACCATTTGTACTTAGTACTTGACCACTAGTACCACCAGTGATTGTTACATTACCTACAGCACCTAAATTACTTGTGCCAGATACACTTAAACTTGTTAATGTACCAGTACTTGTGATATTAGGTTGTGCACCTGTTGTTAATGTACCAGTGAAGTAGTTGGCAGAAACTAAGTTAGCACCTGTGATGTTACCACCACCGCCACCACTTGCAACTATGTTACCAACTGTAGCATTACCTGATACACTCAATGTACCTGTGATGTTTGCGCCAGTACCAGTAACAGTCATTGTTGTATTACCTGCAGACGCAATAGTTACATTGCCGTTTGCAGTTGCAATATTAACATTGCTATTTCCGTTAGCATGTGGGCCTATTAAATTACCAACAGTTGCATTACCTGATACACTCAGTGTACCTGTGACGTTAGCACCAGTAGCAGTTACAACAACAACGTTTGCAGTACCAACTGCACTAATATTAACATTGCCGTTTGCTGATGGAATATTTACGTTACTATTTCCATTACTGATACTTGATGAACTGATTGATACGAATGACAATCCACCTGAACCGTTTGTAGTTAGAACTTGTCCATTTGAGCCACCGGTAATTGTTACATTACCAACTGCACCTAAATTGCTTGTGCCAGAAACACTTAAACTTGTTAATGTACCAGTACTTGTGATATTTGGTTGAGCCGCTGTTGTTAATGTACCAGTAAAGAAGTTAGCAGAAACTAAGTTAGCACCAGTGATGTTACCACCTGTACCAGCTCCTGCACTAATGTTACCAAATGTACCATTACCTGTTATACTTAATGTAGTACCATTGAATGTGTTAGCAGAGATTACGTTGGCATTACTAATATTACCACCAGAACCACCTGCAGTTATCAAATTACCAACAGTAGCGTTACCCGTTACAGATAGTAAACCACCTGTAACTAAGTTAGCACCAGTAATGTTACCAGTAGCAGTGATTAATGCTGTACCTAAGTTAGCAACGTTAGCATTACCTGTAACAGACAATACACCACCTGTAACTAAGTTAGCACCAGTGATGTTACCAGTAGCAGTGATTAATGCTGTACCTAAGTTAGCAACGTTAGCATTACCTGATACACTTAATGTACCGGCTATATTAGCACCTGTTCCAGTAACAACTAATATGTTAGCATTACCAGCTACGCTTGTAGTTACATTACCTCCGGCTGTTGCAATACTAACATTACTATTACCATTTGATACGCCAGCTGTGCCAATTGTTATAAATGACAATCCACCTGAACCATTTGTACTTAGTACTTGTCCACTAGTACCGCCAGTGATTGCTACATTACCAACTGCACCTAAACTAGTTAATCCAGATACAGTCAAATTACCAGCAGTGACATTACCGCTAGCACTGAATGTGTTCGCAGAAATCACGTTAGCATTAGTAATGTTACCACCTGAACCACCTGAAGTTGTTAAGTTACCAACGACAGCATTACCTGTAACAGTTAATGTACCGGCTGTACTAATGTTACCAAATGTACCATTACCGGTAGCACTTACAATGCCACCTGTTATTAAATTAGCACCAGTAATATTTCCTGTTGCAGTAATTAAGCCACCTGTACCTATGTTGCCAATGTTAGCGTTACCGGTTACACTTAATGTGCCGGCTATGTTAGCACCAGTACCTGTAACTGTTACTATTGTATTACCTACAGCAGTAATAGTTACATTTCCGTTTGCAGTTGCAATATTAACATTACTGTTACCATTAGCATGTGGGCCAATTAAATTAGCACCAGTAATATTTCCTGTAGCAGAAACTAATCCACCTGTAATTAAATTAGCACCAGTTATATTACCAGTTGCAGTAATCAATCCACCTGTACCCAAGTTACCAACGTTAGCATTACCACTTGCACTTAATGTACCAGTTATGTTAGCACCAGTTGATGTTACTACTAGTACGTTTGCAGTGCCTGCAACTGTCATTGCTATGTTACTATTAGCAGTAATAGCAATATTACTGTTACCATTAGCATGAGGGCCAATTAAATTAGCACCAGTGATGTTACCTGTAGCAGTAATTATACCTGTACTAATGTTACCAAATGTACCATTACCTGTAGCAGAAACAATACCACCACTAATGATATTACCACCGGTAATGTTAGCAGTAGCACTGAATGTGTTGGCTGCAATTACATTAGCACCAGTAACGTTACCACCTGAACCACCTGTTGTTAAGTTACCAACTGTAGCGTTACCAGAAACTGATAATGTTGTCAATGTACCAATTGCTGTAATTTGTGTTTGACTTGCGTTAGCACTAATTGTAGTACCAACAATATTAATACCTGTACCAGCATCATAAATTTGACTTGTACTGAATACAGCGAATGTAATATTACTAGTACCAAATGTGATTACTCCGGCTGGGGCACTAACTACAAAAGCAACACCCTCATTAACTACACCGCCTAGTGTAAAGAAGTAATCATTGATACTTAATTGTTCTGTGCTGTCTGGTCCATATTCGTCAGTATCAGTAGAACGAACGATAGCTGTCGTATTAGAATATGTATAAACACCATTCCATGTTGCATTAGCTTCATTCTTAACTAAGATACGTGTACCAACTGTTTGAACGTTTGCGCTGTCAATTAATAAGAATGTACCAGTTGTACTAATATAAGCACCAATACCATTTGCAGCTCCATTAGGTGAATTGTATGCGGTTGTACCGCCTGTAGCAACTGCTAATGTAGTTGTAGTTGCGACATTGACTGGTTGGTGATAACTGATACCACTTGATACCATTGTATCAACATACAATTTAGATGCGGCATCTGTATTTGAAACTGCATATCCAATGTTACTTAAGAAAAAGCCGTTCATATTAACATTGGCACCAAAGCTACCTGCTCCAGTTGCGACTAATGCTGTTACACCTAAATTACCTACGTTAGCGTTACCTGATACACTTAAGTTAGCACTTGTTACAAAACCGCTTGAATTTAAATTACCTACGTTAGCGTTACTAGTAATAGTTACTAGATTACTACCTTTATTAAACGTGAATGCTGTACTTGTATTAGCATTACCTGCGTCATTGAATACAACACCTGTATTAGAACCGGGGATAGTAATACTACCTGAGATATTACCAGAAACGTTACCAACAACGTTACCAATGAAGTACGGAGAAGTTATATTACCAGTAGCAGTTAATGTGCCTGTTATATTAGCCCCAGCTCCATCAACAACTAATACGTTTGCATTTCCTGTACTTGAAATTGTGACATTGCCATTAGCTAATACAGTTACATTACTATTACCATTTGTAAGTGCAGAAGAACTGATTGAGATAAATGATAGATTACCTGCACCATCAGTTGACACAACTTGACCACTAGTACCACCGGTAACTCTAACATTACCAATAGCACCTAAACTACTTACTCCAGAAACTGTTAATGTACCGGCACTTACTGCATTGGAAGTGACTAAGTTTCCACCAGTAATGTTGCCAGTAGCAGTAATTAAACCAGCTGTGCCAATATTACCAATATTAGCATTACTTGTTACAGATAATACACCACCTGTAACTAAATTAGCACCAGTAATATTGCCAGTAGCAGTAATTAAACCACCGGTAATCAAATTAGCACCAGTAATATTGCCCGTAGCAGATACAACACCGCCTGTATTTAAATTGCCTGCGTTAAGATTACCTGTAGCAGTAATTAATCCACCTGTACCAATGTTACCAATATTGGCATTAGCAGCTACTGATAGGCTTGCTAATGTGCCAACTGAAGTGATATTTGGTTGTGCCGCAGTTGTTAACGTACCTGTAAAATAGTTAGCAGAAATTAAGTTAGCGCCGGTAATATTACCGCCACCTGCTCCTGTTGTAATCAAATTACCAACCGTTGCATTACCAGACACCGATATGTTGTTAGCTGTTACATTACCTGATGCGGCGTCTAAAACGATATTACCTGTTGTAATACCATTCTTAACAACGAAATTTTTTGTAGTCATTTTATTTCCTTTTTAATCCGGGACATATGTTCCCATTAAGTTTAAATTTGTATTTGCGCCAACCGCTGTCGCATATACGTTTACATTTCCTGCACTAATATCTGTGTCAAAAGCTACCAAATCAGTTGACGAGGTTGATAAACTACCATAAACAGTTATAATACTATTTATGCTATTGTGAACTAAAAGAACTTCTAGTGCTTGAAAATCAGTTCCATTGCCTGCCCGCATTGTATATTTCGCAGACCTAAATTGGGTAGTAGGAAATACGTCAATTAGAGTATTAGATGTAATTGGAATTGATGTACGTTTACTATATAGATCCGTAACCTTTATGTTTACCGCATCAATTGTATTTGAAATTGTCAAATTAGCAGAATTTATATTGCCCGATGCACTTATATTACCAGAATTTATATTACCAGTGATGCTTAGGAACGAACCATTTAAATTTCCAAAATCTATATTACCCGAAGTACTTAAATTACCGGTGATTATGTTTCCAGTAATGCTTAAGAAAGACGCATTTAAATTAGCAGAACTGATGTTACCTGAGGCAGAGAATGTATTGGCAGATATCACATTAGCACCAGTAATGTTACCACCTGTGCCATTTGATGTAATATTACCAAATGTAGCATTACCTGAATTTATGTTACCGGAGATTATATTCCCGGTGACACTTAAGAATGAACCATTAAAGTTACTAGCATCTATATTACCCGATGCACTTAAATTACCCGAAGTTATATTACCGGTAATGCTTAAGAAAGAGGCATTTACATTACCGGAACTTATGTTACCAGTAGCACTTATATTGCCGGAATTTATGTTACCAGTAGCACTTATATTGCCGGAGATCACATTAGCAGTAACACTTAGATTGCCAGAGTTAATATTACCAGAAGCACTTAGGTTACCAGAGTTAATATTACCAGAAGCACTTAGATTTCCGGAGTTTATATTTCCCGTAATACTTAAGAAAGAACTGTTTAAGTTACCCGAATCTACATTGCCTGAAACACTTAGATTGCCGGAGTTTATAGTACCAGTAACACTTAAACTAGTTAATGTTCCTGTACTTGTGATATTTGGTTGTGCTGCCGTTGTTAATGTGCCTGAGAAATAGTTAGCTGTTGCTAGATTACCTAGGTTAGCATTACCTGATGATATATTTCCTGTAACTACAATATTAGTATTAGCTTGAACATTACCGTTAACTTCAATTCCACCACTTACTGACAATCCGGATAATATGCCAACACTAGTGATGTTAGGTTGTGAAGCCGTTGTTAATGTACCGGTTACAGTAGTGAACACGCCACCAGTAGCACCAATATTACCAACGTTACTATTGCCACTTACACTTAAACTAGTTAATGTACCTGTACTTGTGATGTTTGGTTGAGCCTGAGTTGTCAGTGTACCTGTTAACAAATTACCAGAAACGTTTCCAATTACTGTAACATTATTATTAGCTATTAAATTACCCTGAATTGTGACGTTTCCGGTAGTGCTACCTACAACAACATTGGCTACTAAGCCTAAATTAATATCTGTTATACCTGAGTTAAAAAAGCCGGCTGCGTTACCAATAACTGCAATAGCTCCGTTCCCAATAAGAACACATCCGCTATTTGATACTAGATAGTTAGCAGTAACAATATTACCCAAATTAGCATTACTTGCGGCTATATTTCCGTTTAATGTTAATAAGTTGGCTGTACTATTAAATGTTAGATTATTACTTCCAGCAAATTCACCGTTATTATTGAATTGAATAGTTGTATTTGAACCACCGGGTATACCACCCACATCCAATGGTTGACCATTAGCGTAATAATAATTGTCAGTTAATATACCACTGACTGCGGCGTTTCCAGTTGAACTTAATGTTCCAGCTACATTTACACCAGTACCAGTAATTTTAAAGATATTTGCATTACCGTTAGCAGTAAAAGTTATGTCTGTTTCACGTAGTGTTAGTACACTTGAGCCATTGGCGCTAGAAAAGCTAGTTGTGTTTGCATTTCCACTTAGTACGAATTGTCCACCATTGCCGTTAGTAAAAACAAGATTTGCACCTGCAGTAGAAATTGTACTGTTGCCAATATAAATTGTAGTACCGGATAGATATAAATCGTTCCAACGATTGGTTGTATTACCTAAATCATATATAATATTTGCGCTAGGCAATAAGCTACCAGTAAATATTCCTGATCCAGGAACTGATAAATTACCTGATACTGTATCGAATGTGAATCCTGTATTACCGGTTAACTCACCGTTATCATCAAATATAACTTGGCTATTAAGTGAGTTAATAGCAGTACCAACTTCAGCTAATATACCATCTACTTCTAACGCACCGTCAATCTCAATAGGAACTGTAAATAATCCTTGAAAGTTAGTGGGAACATAATATGTTTCTCCTACAGGGACGTAGAAGGGCATTGGTGCCGCACTAGTATTAACTGCAGGATCAGCAAATATTAGATTACCACTACCATCTGTTTGAATTAGTTGGCCATTGGCTCCACCAAATATATGTACATTGGCTATGTTTCCAAGATTGCTTGCACCATTAACTGTCAGTGAACTTAGACTTAGGGTGTTACTCCAAACTCTAGTATTACTTGTGCTTATTGTCAATACCGAGTTATCTGCACCCGCACCAAGACTTGGTTCTGCTTGACTAAGCCCTAAGAACTGGTAGCGGTCGTTTGACAGGTTACTATAAGGAGTAACCGGAGCACGACCACTTAACAGCTTTGAGTTATTCATTGCCATATTTTATGATCCGGTAACCAATGTTTCTAAATAACTCAATACTAACTGTGCGCTAGTATCATCACTACTTGTAAATTGCAATATATCTCCGTAATTTAAAATCAATCTTCCAGTTAGTACTGTACTAGCGTCATTAATAGGCACACTAGCCTCTTTGACTAGTGATGTGTAGTTACCAGTACGATATACCCCGGCTGATATTTGTATTGTTCCTACACCAATATTACTAATTTGTGCCATCAAAACAACTGTAGAATAACCTATAGGTGGAGTGTATACATTGGCTGTAGTAGTTGTAATATCTGCTAATGTTGTTCTAAAATTATTTAATGCTGCTGGCATGTTATTCCTTTATTCTTTCTTAATCGTTACCCAACGCCAATATGAATGGTGTCATTTGAGCAAATAAACTTTGGTAAAAATCGGTACCAGTAATGGTTCCAGTAGCTTGATTAATTGTAAATCCATTACCTACTTTAAAATTTCCTTTTTGGTCTGTACTTGTAAACGTTATGACTGCTCCATTTGTAGCTACAACTTCATTTGCTTCAATTGGTATACCACCATACTGTGGTAATGCTGTTGCAGGATTAGTTCCTGCACCCACATATTCAAATGTGTGAGCACTTGCTATAATTGAGCTTCTTGTGTAAAATTCAACATTTGTTCCCGGAGCAACAGTTTGAGTAAAAACTTGTTGTATAACTACTGTTGATTTTCCAGCACTTGGTTGATTAGGTAAAATAGTATCAATTGTATAATAGTTGGGATCACCAGCGACTAACACAACCGTATTTACGTGAGGTTGACCATTAGTCAAACTATTAAGTACAAATGTTCCATACAGTTCTGATTCTAATGTACCGGATGTTTGTAATGGTCCAACACCATCTGCGACTAAACCATAGTTACCAATAGAACAATCACTACCATTTAAAGTACAGAATCCACCTGACTCTACTTTAATACCAATATCACAGGCAATAGTGTAAATATTAACTAACTGACTGTAACCTGAATTTAAAATATGAATACCTTTACCACCACGATTAATAATTGTAAAGAATCCTACAATCATTGCTTTAGTGCTTATGCTACTAACATTAGCTCCGTCAATATAAACAGCAGTACCAGTTGTAGTACTTGATGTTAAATTCTGTATGTATGGGCTTACAAATACATTCTGTGATGGCGTTGCTGGGTTATAGCTAAATCCATTAGCAGTACAGTTTTTAATTGTGATACCCCAAACATAACAACCATTTGTCATATAAAACAAATCAGAGGATGGTGTTTGCGGTATTACAGTAACATTTCTTAAATTGTCTCCCATCAACGCTACATTAGATGGAATAGTAATAGGGTTAGCTTCAGTATAAGTACCCGGAGCAACATGAACTGAAATGTTTCCGGCCGCAGCCGCAGTCATTGCGGCCTTGATAGTTAAAAACGGATTGTTTATCGTACCGGTGTTACTATCATTACCATTTTTACCTACGTAGATAATGTTTTGAGATGTGTTTAATAGATTACCGTCGGCATCTATTACAACTTTGTTGTTGCCATCACCTACACTGAAACCAGCTACTGCATTAAAAGGTTTTATTGCCATTTCTTACTTCTTAAATAAATCTCACTTGTGTTGTCCAAACTGTACTATTACTAGTTGCTGGAGTAACTTGCAATGCTACATTGCCGCCTACTACATTAACTGCTAATGAGCCTGTTGTTGCGTTTAAAGATGCTGTTGCATATGTTACATAATCGACTGTTGATCCATTTGTTACTGCGGTAACAGTTGACACACTATATTTAGAACCAGTAGAATCTACACCCTTAACTAAAAACTCCATAGCCGCTATACCAGTTGTACTAAATTGTACAATGGTTTGATTAGCAGTAATTGAAGTAGTTGTTGTAGTTCCTGTTGCAATTGTAGTAGTACCAAGAGTAAGATTTCCTGAAAGAGCTACTACATTTGATACTTTATTAAATGTAAACGCTGTGCTTGTATTGGCATTGCCGTTGTCATTAAATACAACACCTGTGTTAGCACCAGGGATAACAATATTACCTGAAATATTACCAGATACATTACCAACAAAAGTGGTAGCAATAACGTTACCAATAACTGTTAAATTGCTAGTAACATAATCATATGTAAGATTAGCATTTGCGGCAAAGTTGTTGTTACCATCATTAAACTGAATCTGTCTATTAGAGCCGGCAGCTTCTTGTAAATCCCAAGGTTGACCGTTTGCATACAATAGATGGTCTGTACGTAGATTACCTACATTTGCTGTATTAGTAACATTTAAATTGCTTGATACGTTTATAAAATTTGCTGTAGCTAAGTTACCTAAATTAGCATTTAATGATGTTAGGTTACCAGATGCACTGATAATACCACCAGTAATAATATTACCACCGGTAATATTAGCAGTAGCAGTGAATGTATTTGCTGATACTACATTAGCACCAGTAATATTTCCACCTGATCCAGTTGTACTAATATTACCAAATGTACCATTACCAGTTGCAGAAACAATGCCGGCTGTTATAATATTACCACCAGTGATGTTACCAGTAGCAGTAATCAATCCACCTGTTATGACGTTAGCACCGGTGATATTACCGATTGCAGTAATTAATCCACCTGTACTAATATTAGCGAATGTACCATTACCGGTTGCAGTAACTACCCCTGTACCAATATTACCAATATTAGAATTACCTGACACACTCAATGAAGTTAATGTACCGACTGCTGTAACTTGTGTTTGACTTGCATTTGCGCTGATTACAGTGCCTACAATATTAATACCAGTTCCAGCAGTATATACTTGAGATCCACTGAATATACTAAATGTGATATTTGAAGTACCAAATATAATTACTCCAGGCGGAGAACTAACTACAAAACCAGTACCTATATTAACTATACCACCTTGAGTAAAAAAGTAATCATTGATACTTAATTGTTCTGTACTATCTGGACCATACTCGTCTGCATCAGTTGAGCGTACAATAGCTGTTGTGTTGGCATATGTGTAAACGCCATTCCATGTAGCATTAGCTTCATCTTTAACTAAGATGCGTGTGCCTACAGTTTGTACATTAGCACCATCAATTAAATTATATGTACCTGTTGTACTGATATAAGCACCAATACCATTTGCCGCACCATTTGGTGAGTTATATGTAGTAGTACCGCTAGTAGCTATTGCTAGAGTGGTTGTAGTTGCAACATTGACTGGTTGGTGATAACTGATACCACTTGATACCATGTTATCTACATATTGTTTTGAGGCTGCATCAGTTACCAGTACTGGATAACCTACATTGTTTATCCATTTACCAGTGATATTTAAATTGCCTGCAATAAGACTATCTGCTGTACCATTTACAGTTAATACTCCACCTGTAGTTAAGTTGCCACCGGTGATATTACCTGATGCAGTTACTACTGTTGATACTAGATTTGTAGCGCCCAAATTACCTACGTTAGCGTTACCCGTTACAGACAGTGAACCACCTGTAGTTAAGTTACCACCAGTTACATTACCAGTAATAGTAATTAATCCAGCTGTGCTAATGTTGCCAAATGTACCATTACCGGTGGCAGTTACTATACCACCAGTTATTATATTAGCACCAGTAATGTTACCAGTAGCAGTAATTAGTCCACCTGTTATTAAATTAGCACCGGTGATATTACCAGTCGCAGTAATTAAGCCACCGGTTGATATGTTAGCGGCAGTGATGTTACCACTTATTGATACTGCATTTGATATTTTATTAAATGTAAACGCTGTGCTTGTATTAGCATTTCCTTGATCGTTAAATACAACACCTGTATTAGCTCCAGGAATGACAATGTTACCAGAAATATTACCAACTACGTTACCAATGAAGTTTGGTGCGTATACGTTTCCTGTAAAGTTTGCTGTGTTACCTGATAATTCTAAATTAACTGTTGCATTAGAAGTAGTTGTATTTCCTGCTGTGATTAAATTGCTACCGGTAATATTACCAGTAGCAGTAATAAATCCACCTGTACCAATATTACCTATGTTGGCATTACCAGCTACTGTTATTAATCCAGTTGTTGATATGTTTCCTGCACCAATATTGCCCACTGCAGTAATTACACCAGCTGATCCAATATTGCCAATATTAGCATTACCAATGATTGATACACTTGCTAATGCACCAACACTTGTAATATTAGGCTGTGCGTTAGTTGTGAGTGTTCCTGTTATAGTAGTAAATGTACCATTGTAAGCACCAATGTTTCCAACATTAGCATTACCTATTACGCTTAATAATCCAGTTGCTATTAAGTTACCTGAACTTACATTACCAACTGTACTTAAATTACCTGCAGTAGCATTGCCGGATGCACTGAATGTGCCGGCTACAATAAGTCCTGTGCCAGTCACAATGGCTACGTTTGCGTTTCCTGCAGAACTAATTGCTATGTTTGCATTAGCATAAACTTTGACATTACTATTACCGTTTTGAATACTAGTAGCATCAATACCTGTTAAGTAAGCACCGTTACCCAAAAAGAAGTTAGCTGTAATGTTACCATTAGCAGTTATATTTGCATTAGCTTGTATGTTGCCGGTAATTATGTCACCATTTGCTAATACAACGTTGGCTGGTATTTCTCCAACTGAGAAGCCAGCGACCGAGTTAAATGGTTTAATTGCCATAATCTTTTCCTTTATTAATCATATTTATCTGAATTTTATAATACATCATGGGGCATACTCCGTAATTGTCATTTTGTAAGTTGTTGAATTTGACGAGTCAGGAGTAACTAACAATCGTACACTTGGTTGAACAATAATATTACCTGCATTATAGTCAACTGAGAATGATCCAGTTCCCCCATTTATTTGTAACCCACCATATTCATTGAAAGCAACAATATTTCCATATAACAATGATGATATTTTAACTGACTGTCTTGTTGCACCCGTGACATCTGTTGCTATAATATGAAAGTCTACTCCTGAAACATTTGATGCCAAAGTAGTCCATAAAACTTGACTGGATGCAGTAGATGTAGTTGTTGCAAAATAAACATATTGTGTTGAAAATTTGTAAATCCCGGCACCAACTTGAGTGCTATTTGCTACTAAATTACCAGCTACTTGTAAAGTATTTGTTACTTCATTAAATGTTAAGAAAGAACTACCGCCAAATACACCACCGTCATTATACTGTACTTGTGTGTTTGACCCACCAGGTACTCCGTTGCCACCGCCACCGCCACCAGTTGCCCAACTTAAGTTACCTGCACCGTCAGTGCTTAATACGTATCCGTTTATTCCACCGCTAATATGAAGATTTGAAACATTGCCCAAATTCACATTAGAAGATCCATCAGTGTTAACAGTACCTAACACTCTTAATTGTCCAACACTACCTACTTGTAAAGTACCATTAACATTTGCATTTCCAACAACAGTTGAATTAGTTGATACTATTGTACCATTTGTATCTAAATTACCTACTCGTATATTACCTGTAATACTTCCTGTACCATTAACATTTAGTGCAGTTAATGTACCAACTGAAGTAATGTTAGGTTGTGATGCATTTGCTACAGTTAATGCAACATTTGAATTTGTTGAACTGGTTGCAAATGTTGCAGTATTTGCAGTTTCTACACTTAAATTTGCTACTTTTGTAGTAGATGTAACTACAAAAGGACTAGTTCCATTTGCTACATTTGATATAAATCTACTACTTTGAATTGTACTATTTGATGTAATATTTCCTAATACAGTTAGTGTCTTAGTTGTATTATTAAATGTAAATGATGAATTACCATCTAATAAACCTAGATTATTAAACTGCACTTGAGTGTTAGTTCCGCCGGCTGATCCACCACCTGCTGGTTGCCAAGATAAATTACCTGAACCATTAGTAGACAATACATAATTTGCATTACCACCTGTAATTGTTAAATTAGATACACTACCTAAATCAACAGGACCTCGTACTGTCAATTCTGTTAATGTACCAACTAATGTTACATTTGGTTGTTCATTTGTACTAAGTACTCCGGCTACAATTGTAGAATAGATGTTACTAACATAAAGGTCACCGGTAATATCAATATCACTTTGCGGGCCAGTACCACTCATACTACCATTAAAAGTTATATTACCATTGGCTCCTGGTAAACTTGTGTCAATATTTAAGAATTCTAAATTACCAACTGTATGTATATTAGCTTGTGTTTGTGTAGTAAGTGTACCAGTTAAGAAATTAGCACTTACTAAGTTACCACCTATAATATTACCAGATACACTTAAACTAGTTAATATGCCCACTGTTGTAATATTTGGCTGTAATGGATTAACTACATTTCCTGCATAGTATGCATAATTAGCATCATCTATATTACCTATTAAATTACCAAAGAAGTATGGAGCTGTGATATTACCTGAACTTGACAAACCAGTCAATGTACCAACACTTGTAATGTTAGGTTGATAATTTGTTGTTAGTGTACCAGTAACATAATTAGCAGAAACTAAATTACCACCTGCTACATTAGCACCAGTAATATTTCCAGTTACAACTAATGATGTTAATGTTCCAACTGAAGTAATGTTAGGCTGTGCATTTGTAGTAACAGTACCTGCTGTATTTGATGACCCTGCTGATACCGAGAACGTTGCATTGGCTACTGTTCCAACTACATTAGAACCAGTTAGTTGTGATAATCCACTACCATTACCAATAAAATAAGTAGCAATAATATTACCATTTGCTGTTAAAACATTGCTAGAATAGTTAAACCTAAGCGCATCACTTGCGCCTGCATTGCCTTCTTGATTAAAGATAACACTGGTGTTTGTACCGGGAACTACAAAATTCCCAGATATATTTCCAACAACATTACCAATAAAATACGGTGCTGTAATATTACCTGAACTTGTTAAAGTAGTTAGTGTACCAACACTTGTAATGTTAGGTTGAGTATTGGTTGTTACAGTACCGGACGTATTTGATGATCCAGCTGATACTGCAAATGTTGCATTAGCCACGGTACCTAAAACGTTAGCACCTGTTAATTGACTTAGTCCACTACCATTACCCGCAAATCTACCAGTATTAGCAGTAATGTTTGTAGCTGTAATATTACCACTTACGTTTAATAATGATAATGTACCTGTACTTGTAATGTTAGATTGAGCACTTGTTGTTAATGTACCGGTTAAGAAATTAGCAGAAACTAAATTACCACCAGTAATATTAGCTCCAGTAATATTTCCACTTACTATCAATGAAGTTAATGTTCCAACTGACGTAATATTGGGTTGTGCGTTATCAATTACAGTATTAGATGTAATTGAATTACCTGCATTAAGTGCATATGTCGCATTGGCCACTGTGCCAATAACGTTAGATCCTGTTAATTGTGATAATCCTCTACCATTACCTGTGAATTTACCAGTAGTAGCAGTAATATTTGCGGCTGTAATAGTTCCACTTACAGCAAGTGAAGTTAATGTTCCAACTGAAGTGATGTTAGGTTGAGAATTTGTTGTTAATGTACCGGTTAAGAAATTAGCAGAAACTAAGTTAGCACCAGTTACATTTGTACCAGTAATATTTCCAGTTACATCTAATGATGTTAATGTACCAACACTTGTAATGTTAGGTTGTGCATTAGTTGTTACTGTGCCTGCAGTAGTTGAACTACCTGCATTTGTTGCATATGTTGCATTAGCTACATCACCAACTACATTTGCCCCAGAAAGTTGAGATAAACCACTACCATTACCTGCAAATCTACCAGTAGTAACTGTAATATTTGCTGATGTTACGTTTCCAGTTACATTTAATAATGAAAGTGTGCCAACTGACGTAATATTTGGTTGAGCCTGAGTTGTTAATGTTCCGGTTACATAATTAGCAGAAACTAAATTACCACCAGCTACATTTAAACCAGTAATATTTCCACTTACAGCTAGTGATAGTAGTGTACCAACTGAAGTGATATTGGGTTGTGCATTATCTGTTACTGTTCCGGCTGTTGTAGTAAACCCAGCTGTTAATGCATATGTTGCATTAGCAACAGTACCAACTACATTTGCCCCAGATAAGTTTGTTAATCCACTGCCATTACCTGCAAATCTACCAGTACTGGCAGTAATATTTGCGGCTGTTACATTTCCAGTTACATTTAATAATGACAGTGTTCCAACATTAGTAATATTGGGTTGTGAGCTAGTTAAAATTGTTCCAGTAAAGTATGTAGCAGAAACTAAATTTCCACCAGCTATATTTCCACCAGCAATGTTTCCAGTTACCGCCAGTGATGTTAGTGTACCAACAGAAGTAATATTAGACTGTGCATTTGTAGTAACAGTACCGGCAGTTGTTGTTGTTCCGGCTGTCACCGCATATGTTGCATTAGCAACAGTACCAACAATATTTGAGGCCTGTAATTGAGATAGTCCACTACCATTACCAGTAAATCTACCTGTGTTAGCAGTGATATTTGCGGCTGTTATGGGTCCATTTACAGCTAATGAAGTTAATGTACCAACACTTGTAATATTGGGTTGAGAAGCTACAGTAACGTTGCCTGCATAATATGCAAAATTTGCACTGGTAATATTACCTACAAAATTACCTACAAAATTATTAGCATTGACATTACCTGTAACATTTAATGTAGTTAATGTGCCAACACTTGTAATGTTAGGTTGTGCGTTAGTTGTAACAGTTCCCGCAGTTGTTGCTGTATTAGCTACACTAGCAATATTGGCTACACTTGCTAAATCGGACTGTGCAGCCTGTGTAGCAAAACCTGCATTACTAGCATAAGCGGCATTTGGTACAGATCCAACAATGTTGGCTGCAACTATTTGAGATAGTCCACTACCATTACCAATAAATACACCACTGGTAGTGGTTATATTACCAGTTACATTCAATGATGCTAATGTACCAACACTGGTAACATTTGGTTGATAACCTGTAATTAATAGTCCAGATATTTGATTTGCTGTAACTCTAGTGACAGCACTGATGTTACCAGTATTGATATTACCAGCTACTGATAAATTACCCAATACTCCAACTGTAGTAATATTAGGTTGTGATTCAGTAGTTAGTCTACCTGTTAGAAAATTAGCTGATACTAAGTTACCAGCAGATATGTTCCCTATACTTAAATTGCCGCCGGCTGATATATTTCCGGTTATTGAGAAATCATTTCCACCAAATACATAATTAGAACCATTTGGATTAGTGAAAATTAAAGCTGTACTATTTGCTTCTATCGTAGCATTACCTAAATAGATAGTATTGCCACTTAAGTATAAATCGTTCCAGCGAGCTACATTGCTACCCAAATTATATAGATTATCAGCGGCTGGAATAATGTTCCCTGCTAGTGTTAATCCTGATAATGTACCAACACTGGTAATGTTAGGTTGTGCATTTGTTGTTAGTACGCCAGTAAAATAGTTAGCTGAAACACTATTAGCATTAGATAAATTACCAATAAAATTAGCAATAACATTTGCGGCTACTACATTACCGGTAGCTGTTACATTGGCTGATTGAATCGTAGTAATTACCGCTGTAGTAGCAGAAATATTATTCGTAGCAAATGTTTGAGTACTATTATTAAATGTTAAGTTTGCGCTAGCATCTAGTAATCCAGCTGTATTGAATTGTATCTGTGTATTAGTTCCGGACGCTTGTGCCGCAAATACGTACGGAGCACCGTTAGCGTATAGATAATTATCTGTTAAAATATTAGTAACAGTTAGATTACCCGTTAAACTTAATACATTTGTAGAATAGTTAAACTGTAGATTATCACTGGCCCCTGCATTACCTTCTTGGTTAAAGATAACACTGGTATTTGTGCCAGGAACTACGAAATTTCCAGATACATTTCCAACGACATTACCAATAAAGAACGGGGCAGTAATATTACCTGATGAAGTAATAACTGCCGTAGATAGGTTCGCAATGTTACCACGGTTAGAAGTTACATTGCCGTTACTGTCTATTACCAATATTGGTGGTATTCCTACTGTTACACCACCGACTAAACCGAAAGGTTCAAATGCCATTGTTCATCCTAATATTGTCTATTATATATTTATCAGTTAGGTATAATTTCTTCCCACTAAAAAAAATCCTATTAGTGCTTTTTTATTAAATATATAATGCTTACACGACAGCCAAACAGACCCCTATGTTCTCATTGTAGAGTATCATTAGCAAAACCTAACGGTGTGAGTAAACATGGCTTTACCAAGTGGCACAAGTATTGTGTTGATTGTGCTAAAGGTGCATATAACAGCACGTATGGTTACTTGTTACAGAAGAAAGACAAGTGTGAGAAGTGTGGTTTTATACCAGAAGATAAATGTCAATTAGACATTGTATATAAAGACGGTGACAAGAAGAATAAAGATAAACGTAATCTTAAAACATTGTGTGCCAATTGTAATAGAGTGTACCAAAAGAAACTAAAAGAAAAGCGTAAGAGTATTTTAGATATAACTATTGATACTGATTTAACAATTTAATAGCTTTTTTCTTCAACGATAGTGCTACCAAACATTGTGTTGATACTATGTTTGATTTCAGCACGTAAATCGTTTTTAAGATATACTTGTCGTGCCGAGTCAATGAATTTACCATCAAAAGTTTGATTCTTTTCACATTCTCGTTTATAGTTCTCAATGTGCCATAACTCTAAGTTTACACCATAAAGCTTAGACTGTAGTTCTTCAAGTGTGTCAATATCTAAATTAAGACTATCTTTTAGTTCTTCTAATAGTTGTAGTTCTTGTTCTATGTTTTTAAGTTTGATTGTATCTACAATTAAGATAGACTTGATTTTTAATATAGTGATTTTATCTATTAGTTCACCGATTGAGATTGGAGCGTGTATCATCATAGTATTATATAGTCTAATAAATTTTAGATAAGAAAAAAGGCTCTGTAGAGCCTTTGTTTTTGTGTTTGTGAGATTATGCGTAACCGTAACTTGAGGCTGCAAGTTGGCTTCTAGCAGTACCAACTCCTGTCGTATCCGTTGCTACTACACCGGTGTTTGATACTTTATTGGTCATTGATACAAAAGATGGACCATTTCCATATCCAAATATAGCAGTATCAACACCATAACTTGCGGCTGCAAGACCCCATCTAGCAGTTCCAACACCTGTTGTATTAGTAGCAACTACACCTGTGTTACTTACTAGATTAGTAATTGATAAACCATTCGTCTGGTCAGTGGTTCCATAGCCAAATATAGCTTTATCAGTTCCATACCCTGCGGCTGCTAGCTGATATCTGGCTGTGCCGGCACCTGCAGTATCAGTAGACACTACACCCGTATTTGATACTAGGTTAGTTGTTGTTGTCATTGCTGAACCATTAAACCCATATCCAAATATGGCCTTATCGGTACCATACACTGAGGCTGTTAATCCATATCGACCGGTGCCTACACCTGTGACATCATTGCCAACAACACCAGTATTTGTTACTAGGTTGGTTAGTGAATAATAACCACCATCAGGTCCTCCGTATCCAAATATAGCTTTATCACTTCCATAACCTGCGGCTGCAAGAAAGCGTCTTGCAGTGCCTACACCTGCTGTATCAGTAGCAACAACGCCTGTATTTGATACTAGATTGGTTATATTTGTCATCCCACTAGGTTGACCATAACCAAATATAGCTTTGTTAGTGCCATAGCCCGCGGCCGCTAGATTTTGTCTAGTAGTTCCAACACCAGTTGTATCAGTAGCAACAACGCCTGTATTTGATACTAGATTGGTTATTGCTGTTACCGCCGCGGTAATAAGACCATATCCAAAAATAGCTTTATTTGAAGGGGGAGGAGGTTGCTGTGTCACAACCATACCACCACTAAATGTCATTCCACCAGTAATTTCCATAATGTATTATCCTTTGCTATTATTTATCAAAAAAAGGCTGTGTATATACTTTGATTTGTTTGTTTATGCTAAGCCGTAACTTGCGGCTGCTAATTTAAATCTAGCAGTACCGACACCAGTTGTGTCTGTAGCAACTACACCGGTGTTTGATACTAGATTGGTCATTGATACCGGTAGGGTTTCGTTTAAACGGTCGATATTTCCATATCCAAATATAGCAGTATCAACACCGTACCCAGCGGCTGCTAATCCGTATCTAGCAGTACCCACACCAGTGGTATCAGTAGCTACTACACCCGTGTTTGATACTTTGTTGGTCACTGAAAATAAAGCGGTACCGGTACCATATCCAAAGATAGCTTTATCAGTGCCATAGACTGCGGCTGCGAGTAATGCTCTATCAGTACCAACTCTGGATACATCAGTAGCTACAACACCCGTATTTGATACTAAGTTAGTTGGACCACCTCCACCGCCATATCCAAACATAGCTTTATCAGTTCCATAACCTGTGGCAGCAAGGCTGTTTCTAGCACTACCAACACCTGTGGTATTATTAGCAACCACACCTGTATTACTTACTAGGTTGGTCACGTTAGTGGTGATAGACCCCTCACCGCTATTATAATAAAAGCCAAATCCAAAAATAGCTTTATCTGTTCCATATCCTGCGGCAGCAAGTATATTTCTGCCAGTACCAGCAGATTGTCCATCAGTGGCAACAACACCTGTATTACTTACTCGGTTGGTCGTATTTATCCAGGCATATGCAAAGCCAAATCCAAAAATAGCTTTATCTGTTCCATATCCTGCGGCAGCAAGTTCACCTCTGGCAGTACCAACACCTGCAGTATCAGTAGCAACTACACCTGTATTTGATACTAGATTAGTTATTGATGTAATGTATCCATAACCAAATATAGCCTTGCTTGAAGGGGGAGGAGGTTGAGGAGTTACACTCAATCCACCTGTAAATGTTAATCCACCTGTAAAATCCATAATATATTATCCTTTTGTTTTGTGTTTGTTAGATTATGCGTAACCGTAACCTGCCGCTGCCGATCCTTTTCTAGCAGTGCCTACTCCAGTAGTGTCACTAGCAACAATGCCCGTATTTGATACTTTGTTGGTTAATGATGTTAATCCACCTGGTTTATCACCATATCCAAATATAGCTTTATCTACGTCATATATTGCGGCTGATAGCTTACTTCTAGCAGTACCTACTCCTGCAGTGTCAGTAGCCATAACACCGGTATTACTTACTAAGTTAGTTATTGAATAATACCCACTACTTTGACCATATCCAAAGATAGCTTTATCAGTGCCATATCCTGCGGCTGAAAGAAATCCCCTAGCAGTTGCTACACCGGTAGTATCACCTGCTACTACACCTGTATTTGATACTAGATTGGTTGTTGAAAAATAACCACTACTACCGTCCCATCCAAATCCAATAATAGCTTTGTCTGTGCCGTAGCCGGCAGCTGAAGTAGATGCTCTACCAGAGCCTGCTCCTGCGGAGTCTGTAGACACCACACCTGTGTTACTAACCAAATTAATCGAGTTATTATTAACTCCATAAATAAACATAGCTTGACCACTTGAACCATAAACTGCGGCCGAACGATATCCTCTAGCAGTGCCAACACCTGCAGTATTAGTAGCAACAACACCGGTATTACTTACTAGGTTAGTTAATGATGAGTATGAACCCGAAACATCACCATAACCAAAAATAGCTTTATCAGTACCATAGGTTGTTGCCGATAAATTTTGTCTTGCAGTACCAACGCCCGTTGTGTCAGTAGCAACAACACCGGTGTTTGATACTAAGTTAGTCATTGATAAATCAACGGAATCGTTATTACCATATCCAAATATAGCCTTGCTTGAAGGCGGGGGTTGAGGAGTTACACTCAATCCACCTGTAAATGTTAGTCCACCTGTAAAGTCCATAATATATTTCCTTTTATTTTATGCTAGTCCGTAATTTGCGGCTGCAAGATAACTTCTAGCAGTGCCAACCCCAGTCGTATCAGTAGCAACGACACCAGTATTACTTACTAAGTTGGTTATTGATTGATTACTAGCATTTGTACCATATCCAAATATTGCTTGCCCAGAACTACCGTATATGGCTGCTGCCAGCCCAGTTCTAATCGTGCCGACACCTGTCGTATCTGTTGCAACAACACCAGTATTTGAGACTAGATTAGTCATCGATACATAAGCGTAGGTCGGGTTGCCAATTTGACCATATCCAAATATAGCTTTATCTGTGCCATAGCCTGCGGCAGCAGGAAATTGTCTTACAGTACCAACACCTGTGGTATCAGTAGCTACTACACCGGTATTTGATACTAGGTTAGTTATTGATGTATAGCTTGGTGTGAGTGCTGGTGCATATCCATATCCAAATATTGCTTGTCCGGAGCTACCGTACCCGGATGCTGCTATTCCATATCTAGCAGTACCTACACCTGTTGTATCTGTGGCAACAACACCAGTGTTTGATACTAAGTTGGTCGTTGATTTAGCACCACTGCTATTATTATAACCATAACCAAATATAGCTTTATCAGTGCCATAACCTGCGGCTGCTAATTGTTGTCTAGTAGTACCAACTCCAGTAACATCATTACCAACCACACCTGTGTTAGAAACAAGATTAGTTATTGATACACTTATACTGGTTAATCCATAACCAAATATAGCTTTATCTGTTCCATAACCAGCGGCCGCTACTCCGCTTCTAGCAGTACCAACCCCTGTTGTATCATTAGCAACTACACCAGTGTTGCTGACTAGGTTTGTTATTGCTGTTACTGACCCAGTATCACCAAATCCAAAAATAGCTTTATTTGTGGGTGGGGGTTGTTGTGTTACCGTCATACCACCTAAAAATGTCATTCCACCAGTAATTTCCATAGTATGTTTTCCTTTGAAGTATTTAGCAAAATAATGTAGATAACAAAAAAGCACTACGAATAGTGCTTGATTGTAAACTTCCCATCCCGTTGAGATATTGTATTTATGCTAATCAATCATAATGATAGGGTAATCCACTAGGAATAATAACTTCTGTTCCATCTTTTAGTGTAACTTCATATTCTTGTTGGTCTGCACTTAGACATACATTTGTATAATCTGTTATGCCTGCTTTCTCCATTGTTTCTCGTAGTTGTTCATTACGCATTTTTTCATATTGTCTTGAATTCATTTTTATTACTTTCATTTTACAGTTATCTCCGTGCCATCTTTTATACATACTACTACTAACAGTCTTACCACAACTACAAGTCATCTTTCGTTGTGATGGATGTTTACCTTCTGCTAACATCTTTAGATTTGCGGCTGAACCTACAAAGTTGTGTGTTCCCTCATCTATTCGTTTTTGATTTGTGTCTGGTCCTAAAAAGTTATGACGACCTTCTTCAATCAACTTCTTGTTTAGCTTACCTTCATAGTTTGGCGCTTTACCATTCTGCCAATGATGAGTACCATTTAGTGCGTTGATAGTACTTGGATTGTTAGTGATACTATTGTGTTTACCGTTTTTCATTGCTGCCTTTGCGTTTCTACCATCTAGGTTGGGGTTGTTTTTTATAAAATCTTCTTTTCGTTCTGGATCTTTATTCATCCAATGATTATCTCCTGCTAGTTTTTCTGCAAACATTTCAGGATTCTTATGGGACCAATGATTGTCCCCTTGAAATTTTGATTTAACTTCATCACGTGTCATAGGATTAGCTAATCCAGTGGCTGCGCCTGTGCTTTTATTACTCATATTCATACAGTTAGGTTTACCGTAATGTTCTGCTAAATATTCATCTTCTTTTATTATTAGTTCCTCAAATGAATCTACAAACTCAACTATTTCTCGGACTAACTTATCCTTCTTTTTGATTTGTGATACCCACTTTCCTGAACCTAGATATCCATCTTCAAGGTTAGTAGTGCTATGTCTACCTATGTAGTATTTTCCGTTTGTGTGAGTTGTCTTGTATATAAAATGTTTCATAGAGTTATTTATTATCGGCTGCGTTTCATTATATACTATTACTTAATAAAGGACAACAAAAAAGGGTGCCAAAGCACCCTTTTGATTTAATAATATCTGTAAAGATATTAAAATGTAGTGAATTTCACTGAAACGTAAGGTTCTGAACCGCAATTTCTCCAACGTAATCGGCAGCGTTACCAAATGAGCTGGCCGTATTCGTTAATTCGATGTATCCGTACCTTGTCATAAATGATACGACTGGTTCGAATGTTGATGGATCCAATACAACTCCACTGCTCATTAATGGAATGTATGGGCAATAGAATGCGGCTGCATCAGTTTCGCTTGAACCTTTATAACCAACCAATACAGGTTGTGTATCAGGAGCATAACTGTTAACGAATACACGCATAGCACCGTTCAATGTACCAACGAACTTAGTGTTAGTTGGAGCTTCGAATGTACCTTCTGTTGTACGAGCAAACGCTGAAGTAGTTGCAGATTGCAATACTGTCAAACTTGCTGGAGATACAACAGCCCAGTTACCTGCGCCACGACGTGTACGTTGGGCGATCAAGTTAGCAACACGGTTGATTAGAACAGCTAAGGCAGCGTGTTCGTCACCAACGTAAGTAGCTGTACCTGATACAGTAGCTTGGTTGAATGTGTACTCAGTAGATGCCAATGTCGCTAACGACAATAGAATCTCTTGGTCAATTTCAGCAGTAATTTCTTGTGCTAATGCTGCCATGATTTCTGCTTCAACGTCAATACCATGTTGACTCTGTGCATCTTGTGCTGCCTCAAATGTCCAACGTGCTTGCAACTTACGTGACTTAGCTTCAACAGCTTGACGTAAGATTTGTACGCTAATTTGACGACCACCGTTGCCTTCTAAGGCAGCAGTGTTGTTACCAGTGTAGCCTGTTGCTGTATCACCAGCGGCGCCACTTGGCTGACGTGAATATGCCTGAGCAATTGTGAATGGACTCAATGCTTCTTGACCAGCTGTAACGCTAGTTTGAGCGGCACTGTTATCCACTAAGCTATTTGCATAACGTACACGTAGTGTGTGAATTTGACCAACTGGTCCTGTCATTGGTTGTACACCTACCAATTCGTTAGCGATAACGGTTGGCATGACACGACGAATAACTGGAAGAATCACACGGTTTAGTGTAGCGATGTTACCAGCTGTAGTTGTACCTACTGAAGATTCAGCAAGTAGTTGTTTCTTAGTATTTTCTAAGATAACACCCATAGTTGAGCGGCGAGTGCCCTTTAAGCCTTCTAACAGAGCTTCCTTGGTCTCGTCCCAACGGCTTTCTAATAGAACTTTTGACATTTATATTTCTCCTAAATTTATGTCTTTGATTTAAAGCCCTGCCAGACGCTTGATATCTATAACGTTGTCACGTTGTTCCATATCAACTTCTTGTTTGGCAGCTTTATCCCCAGTAACTTCACTAATCATCTTTGACTCAGTTAAACTAGCTTTTTGAGCTTTTTTAACAACGCCAGTGTTTAGTACTGCTGGTAGATACTTATCGAAAGTTGCTTGCAGTTTACCTGTTTGCACACTTTCTAGTAAGTCCTGCATTACCTTTGCTTTTTCCTCGTTAAGAGTAGAAAGTAACTCAGTCATAGTCTTCTCACGAATATTTGACTCTTTGATAATACGAACTTCACGTTCTTTTGATTCAACTAACTTTTTACTGTTGTTGATTTGTGTAATGGATTCAGCTAATTGACGATCTTTATCTTCTAATTTTTGCATTAGTTTTCTTGTTTCAGCTTTATCATTTAAATGAGTAACTGAAAATTCACCTGCAAAACTTTCAAAAATCTTACGACCAAAACTGTTTTCTTTTGCAATTTTGATATCTTCTTTCAACTGACCTAATTCACCCTTTAACTGTCCTGCTACAGCGATAGACAACTTCTTAGCACTTTCAGCAACAAAACGTGCTTTAAGTTTTTCTAATTGTTGACGACCTTCTGCAACTAACTTAACCTTAGCTTCAACCACAGCCTGTTTATCTTGAGCGAACTCTTTGATTTCACGGGCTAAAGCATGAACAATAAATTGCTCTAGCTTTTGTTGACTTTCTTTTTGAATCATACGATCTGAACGTAGTTCACGGATTTCTTCGGCTAGTTTAGTAACCATAAAATCATTGAATTTTGTTGCACTTTCACGTAGTTTCATTTGTGCTTTCACACGGTCTTCGTTCATTGCTTGCTTCTCAGTGTGAAATTCTTCAATTTCTTCTGATAGGCTTTCTGTAACCATCTTGTCAAGGGCTTCAACCATCACGCTTCTGTCATGTTCATAACGTTGTGCGAATTCTTCGTGTAATTCTGCACGAACTTGTTGGCGAGCTTCATCTAACTTAGCTTCCCATGCTTCATTTAACTGAGCACCGGTGTCTTCATTGATAAGTCCACTGTCAAGTAATGGCTTGATAGCATCAAACATGCTTATTCCCCTTTGTTAATTTTGAGATCCTTGATAAGGCGCATTACTTCCTCTTTCAAGTACTTCTCTACTTTCTTGTCGCCTCTTGCGTCCTTTGCAATATCCAACAATTTATGACCATGACGCATATTCATCATACCTTCATAGATTGCTTTAGGATAAGCATTTGGTGCGCTAGGTTGTGCAACAATATCCACAGTGACTATTTCAAAGTCACTAACTTTGCCGTTCATGTCGTCAACGTTACCGCTGCCACGACTTGATACGCCGAGTTTCACACCACTTTGTAACATAGTTGTTACAAGTTCTCCCATTGGAGTTGGTAAAATCTTTAATTTGCCGAATCCATTAGCACCATCCATCCACATGCTTGTAATCATATGTGATACACGGTCTAAGTTAATCTTTAAATCGTCTGGGTGATCTACTTCACCTAATACTGAGTAACCACTTGTAATTTGTTCATTAAGAGTTCCGACTGCGGCTTCAATCTCAGAAACAGGGTAAACACGCTCATTAGCGTTCTTTACCCCACCCTGAATGAAGATTCCCTTCATATAAAGGTTCTTCTTGTCACCTTCACTGACACTTTCCACAACCATTCCGGCGCGGTCAAATGTCAAGTGCTCTTTGAGATACAAAGCCATTCTCTTAGATTCCTATTATACTCTACGCTTTGTAGAGTTACGTGATTCTGCTACTGGACTTCTAGAATTTACACCATTGTCACCCTTTGACGGGGCTGGTGCTTTTTCTAAGTCTGCATTGTTTTGTGCTGGGCTATTCTTAAATGATCCTGCACCTTTAACACTTGATTCACCTTTTGCATATGCATTACTTGGGCCTTTTGGTCCTGTTGGAACTGACTCACTAGCACCACTGAACTTAACTGGTCTACTATCCATACCAGCTTGTCCGCTATTTGCTAAGTTTGTGCTTTTTGTATTTTGACCATTGTCACCATGAGTTACAGAAACTTTCTTCAATGCAATAGCTTCCATCATTGCTTCGTCCATATCATCATGGTCTTGTTCCATATCTTGTGTTAAGTCTGCGCCGGCTTCTTCAGCATCATCATCAAACTCACTGTCAGATTCATCACTATCGACTTCTTCATCATCGCCAGCCATGATTTCTTCAAATTCAGCCATTAATTGGTCTAACTTATCTTCTAAGTCAACGACACGGTCTTCTAGGTTTTCTTCACCATCCATGTCATCTTCACCATCTTCAATGTCGATTACTTCATCTTCATCAGAATCAAAATCTAAATCGTCATCTTCAGCTTCTACCATGCCTTGTTCTTCGACTGAAATCTCGTCCATCATTTGACCGACTTGACCGCCCATGCCTTCTTCCATTTCATCGTCCATCATATCTTCATAGATTTCGCGGCTTTTCTCAACTACGATATCGTGAAATAATGCACGTGCTTGTTCTTCGTTCTCATTGATAATCAAATCAATAAGTTGTTCAAATTTTTTGTTGTCCATTGTGGTCTCCTGAATGTAAAATGGCTTTGTAGAGTTATTTAGTGGGTATCAAAAAAAACAGCACAATATGTGCTGATTTTTAACGTTTTTGTTTAAACTACTCATTAAACTGTTGGTGCACCTTCTGCTTTTGGTGCATATTGCTGATGTATCTTTTTTAAATAGCTAACTTTTTCATAGTTACGTACATCATTCATCTTACGTAGTTTACGTATTTGTTTCAATGTTAGTTTAGTCTTACGGCTTTCTTTCCACTTTGGTTGACTGTTATCAGCACTAACGTCTTGATAACCTGCAACTGCCTCATCGAACATTTCAAATAATTTCACTTGGTATTTCCTATAATGTATTTATCTAATTACATGCCAGTGCCACCTGGAGCCGGCATATTTTGTCCCGGTTGTGCTTGTCCTGGTACTGGTACTTGACCGGCTGCATCTAATGCCTGATCAACGGGCGGTGCTTCTGCGGCAGTAGCTTCTTCACCAGTTTGTATATCAGTTTCAATGTCACCCACTGATACACCAATACTACGTAAATCATTACCTTGTGGCTCAACTACAATCTCTTTATCATTTTCCTCACGCCACATTTTCTCATTCTTATTAATTTCTTCTTCAGTTAGTCCTAAGAATCGTTCCATAGCAAAACGTTTACTCATATATGGGTAAGCTTCAATTGCTGTAAATGAACTCATACGTGCGGTATCTAACTCACTTTGACGATAGGCTGCAAAGTTTTGTGGTGGATTAAATGTTAAATTAAATAGTCCACTGTCAATATTCAGTCCTCTCCAACGTAAGAATAGCTTGAATTCTTCATCAAGTTTTCTAACCATGTAGTTCTGTAATCGTTCGCAATATTGATTGAAACGAAATTCTTGAATCATTGCTGTACCAACACGACCATCACTCATAGGAGTAACATTATCATCAGGACCAGTAGGTAAATAACTACTTGGAACACGTAGTCCACGTGCTAATCTGTTATTAAAGTAACGCAAGTCATCAATTTCACCCAAATTTTGTCCACCGGGTAATAAATCAACACTAGATCCTCTACCATCAGCGGTTACCGGGAAGAAGTAATCTTCGTTCATACTTAATGGATTATATGATGCATCAACCATACTACCGCCACCATGCGTACTTGGAATACGTCTTTGATGAATCTCATTCTTAATACGTTCAACAAAAGCCATAGCCATATGACTTGGCATATTACCAACGTCAATCTTAAAAACTCTACGTTCTGGTGCACGTTGTACACGATAGATAAGAACCGCGTCTTCTAGTAATTCTTTTTGCTTATAAACTTTAAAGATATTCTCTAAAATACTTTGTCCAAATGGCCAAAAACGATCTAGTCCTTCTGTTAAACTTAAATGTACCACATGTTTACTATCAATAGCGGCTTCGTTAAATCCTAAACTAAATCTTGATCCAGTTGTGTTATACGGCATACTTGGAACAGTATAACCTCCACCACCGCCGGTTCCGCCGCCACCTGTACCGCCCATACCAGTTGCTGGATTAGCGGCAAAGTCTGTGTTTGTTTTCTGTGCTACGACTAGATTTTCTAAGTTAATGTTTAAGTCTTTGATAACATATTGTTCAGGTTTTTTACCTTCACTTTCATTTACAATAACTTTAATAACCTTAGTCATATCTACCCAATATAACTTAAAGTTTTCTGGGTCACGTACAAAAACTTGATCCCCGTACTTTAAACAATTTCTAAAGATTTTAAAGATACGTGTTTCCATTTCATTCAACTTACACCATTGCTGTAGTTGAGTTTTTAACATTTCTACTTCATGTGGAGTAGGATCTTCACGCCATTCTAAACTGAATGGAGTCTTATTATGTTCATTCTTTTGAGTACTGAATTCACTAATGATATCTAAACATGCGTTAATTTCAGCATCAACATCCATCATTTCATATTGATTATAGCGTTCAATACGATTTGGGTGACCTGTATATACTTCTGGTAGTCGACTTCCATAGTTTTTATAACCAAAATCTTGATTGCTATAGTTAGTAGCATTTTGTCCGGGTCCGTTCCATGCACCAGTGACACTGCCGCCACCTAATGGGCTCATTTGTCCTGATTGATTAACTCTGGTAAAGTGTTTTTTATATGTCATAATGAAGGTCTATTCAGTATTTAGTTAAACTTTTGAATACTCTAATAATTCACTTTGTATATCATTGCTATCAGATTGTGCATCAATTAAGTCATCCATTTTTTCTAAAAATTCTTTCATTAGATCGACCATTTCATTATTACCTGAATTAGTATTAGATCCCGCACTGGTACCAAACATATCTCCTGCTGGGGTATTAGCAAGTTTATCTAATATTGAATCTTTAGTTAATCGTTTAATAATTTCATTACCGTGTAATATGGCAGCGTAACCAGATTCTGGACCTTCTGCGATACCTTCTAGTGATGCACTAACTACTGAACCGGGTTTAAATCCTTCCCATGCTCTTTGCTTTGTAATCATTGCTTTTAATTGAGGGTCCGTTAATGTACCTATCACAGTACTCATGGATGCACCGGCAGCTTGTGCTAAATCTTTTGCATAACCTGAGCCTAATCCAGTTGTACCAGTCCATTGGGCTACACCTTCATCAATTGTTTTATCAATGTACATTGGGCGACGCCATAATGCCATCTTTAAATTATCACCGGCTTCTATCGATGGCATGATGGCAATACCAGTACTTCGTTGTTGAGCATCTCCGTCAAGTTTTTTCCACGCCCCTATTGCGCCGTATTGCTTAGACAACCCACCAAAAGAAACATTACCCGGATTATTAGTTCTCCAAGAAACTGTTCCACCTTTATGGATTTCATTTCCTATTTTTACTTCTTGACCCATTTGAACGTCGCCATCTTTACCACCAGTTGGTTTTGCTACTGGAACATCTGCTGGTCCTTTGCTACTATCATCACCACCTGCTGAACTAGATGCCATTGTAGCAACTACAGGTGAAGCCGATGAGCCGGAAGATGAACCAGATGAACTAGGTGATGAACCGGAAGATGAACCAGATGAACTAGGTAATGAGCCGGAAGATGAACCAGAGGATGGTTTTGAGCTAGCTGACGCTCTTGCGGCAGTTGTTGCAACGACAGGTTTTTTAGCAATCTCTTTACCTACAGTTTCACCAACAGCTTCACCCACAGATTCTCCGGCTTTAGAGCCTAACCATCCACCAAGTGCGGCGCCTATTGCTGTACCTACTACAGGGAATATAGCTGTTCCAATCATAGCTCCTAATGCGGCACCTCCGGCGCCACCTAATCCTTCACCAATACCTTTACCAACAGCTTCACTTTTCTTGACAGTACCTTCTTCTTTTGTTATTTCACCTTTGTTAACTTGATCTTCAGCATCATTATAACCTTCAGTAGCATTCATAGCTCCAGATCCAATTGACACTAATCCAGCAAGAGGTCCAACAAGTTTACTTAATGCACCCATAGCCTTGCTAGCTCCGGCAAACCTGCCGGCTCCACCTGGTGCTTTACCAGTGCTCGGGGCTTCAACAGGTGGAGCTTTACTGTACCTGCCTGAAGAATCTCTCCAACGACCTTTTTCATCTTTATAATGACCTTCAGAAGTCTTTGTATCTGGACCACCTTTACCACCACCCGGAAGACCTGAACCACCACCCGGAAGACCTGAACCACCTATATTTTTTGCGGCAGTCAATGCATCAACTATCTTCAATTGTACAGCTAATTTACCTAAATAAAGCGCGGCTGCCATGGCAGCACCTGTCAATAATGTAGCTGCCGTAGTTACTCCATTAAATCCTTGTATGAATGGACTAGCCTTACCTAATAATTCATCTAGACCCACAGATATAGTGCGGGTAAGCTCTGTCATTTTGTTTCTTGCTATCTCTGCAGGATCGGTTCCTGAACCAGTTCCTTTACCTTCTGCGGCATTTTTAATATCGGTTTGCGCTTCTTTCAATGCTCCTGGGAGATCCTTACCTAATACTTTTGCTGAATTCTGTAACAAAGCCAATGAAAGACCTTGTTTGTCTCCCATTTCTTTATCAAAGACGGCGGCACGTCCTAATGTTTCTCTCTGTCGTTTTGTACCTTCAGCGATAGCTTTCATATAATCAGCTTGGGTTAGTGTTCCCTCTTTTAACCCTTGTTGAAGTTCTTCATAATTAGGTAATGTTCTTAATAATACTGTACTTGATTCTGTCCATGCTCCTGTTGCAATTCTACTTTGTTGCGCTGATAAGAATTGTGCATCACCGGTAGCCTCTGCCGCTAACAACATAGCTTTATTAGCATCTAATTCTTTTTGAATTTGTTTTGCTTTTTCTTTGTCGGCAGCATTACCGGTTGCCATTAATTTATTTCTTTCATCCTCTAAGTTTTGCGTATGTATCGTAATGTCGGCGCTAGCTTGGGCTCTTTCCATAGCTTTTTTCGATTCACTCATTGACTTACCAGTGATAGCACTTAATTCTAATAAGTTTTTAGTATATTCCAATGAAGCTTCTTTTAAACTACCATCACGCTTCATTTGCTCTGTTATCATTCTACCGGATGATGCTTGTAATTTTACATAGTCAGCTTGGTTCTGTGTTAGTTCTTCCTGTGACACACCTAAACGTTGAAATGAACTATATACGTCATCACCAACTTTAGTCATATCACCAAATGCTTTCACGCTTTGTTTTACATTGCCACCAAGGGACATGATATCAGTGCCCATTGATCTTGAAGCTTTAGCTATTACTCCTAACTTCTCAGATGAGTAACCGGCTGCATTACCCATTTCTAGTAACTGTTTAGCTGTCATTCCACCAGCTACACCCATTTTAGATAATTCGTCTTTAGCC